TCGTCGCCGTCGGCGAACCCGTCGGTCCTGCGATGAAGGAGGTCGCTCCACTCGATAGCGATACCGTGTTGCCGCCGCTCACCGAAGATAGCGAGGTGGAGTCCAGCGTCCAGCCGCCGATCGTTCCGAGTCTGGCGATGATGTTGCCGTTGGTGGCGCTCAACGCGAAATTCGTCGTCCCGGCGCCAACGCCCAGGATTCCATCGACTGTCGTCACAACCCCGCTGCCGCCGGTAACCGTCCCTGTCGCGCTGTCCCAGGTCACGTCTCCAACCCGGATACCGGCGTCGAACGTATCGACATCGATATCCATGATCCCGGTCAGGATGTCGCCGCCCGCCTTGTTCAGTTTGGCGTCAAGCCCTGCCGTCAGCGAGGTCGATGCGTCTCCGGTGAACGTGCCGCCGAACTGGCTGTCAGGATCGTTCGACTTCACCAACCCGCTGGACAAAAACGCCTGCTTGTAGAGATCCCACAGGTATTCGTGGATGCCTCCTATGTCGGCACTGACGTTCCCGGTCAGGCGCGGTGGTTCCTGGAAACTGACGACGTTTGCCATGATCAGCTCTGCTCGTTTTCTTCAACTTGCACCTGCATGCGTACCAGTTCGACCGGAATGTTGTCGGTCACCATCCATTCGAACTGCCACGTCTTCGCGGCGCCCATCGGGCCGAATTCAAGCGTGTTGTAGGTGTCCCCCGCCGATCCCATGCTCTTCCACTGCCAAGCCGTCCAATACTTGTTGTCGCGCTTGGCTCTCAGGCCAAACAGCGGCGCAGCGCTGTTCTGCGCCACGGCCCCGCGTTTGATGCGGATGCGCACGTTGTTGACCCCAACGTCTCCCCACACGTCGATATGCGCTGTGCGCCCCAGCATTCGCTGCGTGGCACCGTCGTTGGTATGCGTGGTCGTGACCAGTTCGAGTACCTTGCCGTTGCCGCCCACGAAATGCCGCCCCCACAGGTTCCTGTACGACCAGCCCGGCCAGCGCTGCGGAATCCCTTGCGTCAGACCGTACAGATTGGACCATCGCCTTGCCCGGTAGTCATAGAGAAACGTCCAGCCCTGCGTGTTGTAGGGATTGGTCGCGTAGGGCATCTGAAGGATGATGAACTTCTGTCCGTTCACGGCGAGCGATGCCGTCCATGCATCGCGCCAGTCGTCAACGCTTTCCAAGGCGACCCCGATATCGTCGGACTTCGACTGCCCGGTCTGGCCGACCAAGCGCACGAATTCCTTCTTGCCGTTGACGGCGAAGAAGCCTTGATCCTCGGCGATCAGCGTGTAGGGCGCGTAGACGCCTTCGCCGGTGGCGTAGCGCCGGTAAAACGGCGTCGATCCCTGCGGCAACGGCTGATAGAGTTCAATGGAATCAGGCCCCACGGTCAGGATTTCGCGGTACGGCGTGACGATCATCCCGGTCAGATTGTCCGGCTTGCCGTTGGCAGCGAAAATATCCACAGGGTCCCAACTACCCTCTGCATCCAATGCGGAATGGAAAAAGTAGCCGGTATGCGGCTCGATCGCCAGCACGTAGCCGTCGATGACGCCGATATGCGTGCTGTTCGGCGCGTCCGCCGAGAGCAGCGATGTCGTGCTGCCGTTGAACTTGATGATCGGTCCACCGGCCGCCATGAGCAGTGATAGCCCGGTGCGGTCGAACATGACGCGACTGCCGCCGGTAATCGGCACACCAGTCACGTCTTCCGCTACCCCGTCCTTGGGGATCCGGTAGAGCCTCGATTGGCTGGCAGCGATCAAATCCCCCTGCCAGTCGTCCAGATAAACCGGGGCGTCTCCAGGCAGGTCCACAAACTCCGTCAGTCCGGGAAATCTGGTATGCCCCTTGGCATCGTTCAGGTAACTGTTTTCGATGGCCGCCGAGGCGTGACGCAGACTGGCTTCATCGACATTTAGTACGAGCTTGCCGAAGTCAATGTCCTTAAACTCAGCCATCGGTCTATCCCGATGTGACTGTCGCTGCGACGGTCCATTCAAAGGTCTTGGCTGCCACGCCGGTCACGATGACGCGCACCTTCCCGCCGGTCACACCGAAGATGCAGGCAGTGTTCGCGTCGCTCTCCACGGCTGCGATCAGGCTCGTAATGGTGCCGAGCAACGCGGCGTTCTGGTGACTCAACACCCCGTTTGCCGCCGCACTTCCCCCTGAATCGTCGGTGATTATTTCGTCGTCCTCGAATTCGCCGACTATCTCGCGTAGCGTCAGCGTGCCCGTCACGCCCGCATCGGAGTCCGCAGTGATGGTCGCCGTCGCCCCGGAGGTACCTCCGGTCAGGGTATCGCCCAGCGTGAAGTTCACGGTTTGCGCGTCGTAGTTGAGCGTCGAGCCTGTCCGATGCGCACCTTGGCAAATCCTGAATATCGCATAGTCGATGACGTTTTTGCCGTTGGCAATGACCGTCGCATCGACGACGACACGCTCACCCGGCGCCAGATCGTAGGCCCAGGCTTCCGTTACCGTGGCGTCGGTTGTCGTCCCGGATGGCCCCGGCGCGTCGTCGATCGAACGCCGCGTGCGCATCCAACGCGTCGTGTCGGTCCCCGCCAGCGTCACGGTATCTGACTCCAGGCAGTCCTGGATGATGATCGCGTTATCCACCGATGTCAGCGTATAGGTCCCGGCCAAGAACTCCACGCCGTCGAAACAGATGTCCTGACAGGTGCCGGTGAAGGTCATGTTCGATGAAATCGTGCCGCCGTGTACCTTGAAGTCGACCACCGTATTTTCAGTGAACGCAGAGGTGTCGCTGCCGTCCTCCACGGTAAGGTCCGTCGTGTTGCCGCTGAACCAGCAGCGACGCCAGAGATCGGTATGACGCGCCCCGATGATCTTGAGTGCGACTCCCGTATTGTCCGTGAAAGCGACGAAATCCAGCCCGTTATGCCAGACCTTATCGTCGACGTACTTCAACTCCACACCGACCGTCGTGCAGTTCGACACCTCGCCGCCGGACCAGAGATTGTGCGAGAATTCCGCGGCGTTGCCGTGCAACAGCGCGCCGTTGGTGCAGGTGTCGATCGAGAGATTCTTCCAGTTGTTGCGCTGCCCGCCCAATGCTTCCAGGCCGGTCACGAAGCGCTTGACGAGAACATTGTCGAGGACGATGTTGTCGATATCCACTGCGGCCACCCCTACCGAGCCGGCCGTCGTCGTCACGCCGTCGAGGGTGATTTCCCTGAATCCGCCCAGCGCACCGCTGATCGTGTAGACATCCGATCCCGCCGAGCATTGCAGCACGGTTGCCGACCTGCTCGCCCCTTGGACAACAACGTCCGCCGGTACGGTGGTTGCGTTGTGCCCGTAGGTGCCGGGCGGAATGACAACGATTCCACCGCCGTAGCCTGTTGCCGCTCCTATGGCCGCGTCCAATGTCGTCGTGTTCGTCGAGGCCGAATAATTGGGGTCGGTCGTCTCGAGGAAAACGCCGAAATCGGTGACATAGACGTAGCGCGCGAACAACGACGCGATGGTGTGTGCAGCCGATCCCCCGGTCGCCAAGCCGGTTGCCGCGCTGGCGTCTGCCGCCGAAAGGCTCTGAAGCGGTACGCGTATCTCGCCGCTCGTCTCCGTGGTGTTGATGTTGAGCTTGTAGTCGACATCGATGTACAGCGGCGCGGCGAATTTACCGTAGGTGACCGACCCCACGGTTTGCGAACTCAGCGTTTGCGGATTGTCCGCGGCGACCGATAGCGCCTCATCGGTGTACACGCTCGCCAGCGTTGTCGTACCGGCGAGCCATATCTTCACCGTCGCGCCGGCGTATCCGGCCCGCCAGGTATCGAATTCAAGTATGCGGTGTGCCGCCATGCTGGCCCCCTAGTGCTTCCAGATCCCGCCGTAGGGTCGCCGGCGCATGCCGCCGCCCTCTCCCCAGCGCGCCGTCCGCCTGCCCTGCGGCGATACTCGTTCGCGGTTGTAGTGCGCCTCCAACTCCTTGAATATCTTGTCGCGCTCCTTTTTGATCCGCTCCAGTTTCTCTGACTTCAACTGCCGAATCGGGCCGTCGCCGACTTCCAGCGCGGTCGCCGCCACCATCCATTTCTGGACGACGCGATCGAATCCGTGCGCCGTGTCTCCGGCGCCGGACTGTACGGAGAGGTCCGTCTTCACGGTCTGCGGATAGGTCATCGCGACCAGCCTGAGCGTGGTCGTCGAGTCCGATGGTACCGGGTAGACGAAGAGGTTTTGCGTGTTGTTCGCCAGACGGTCGATGTAGATCGCCTCGGGGTCGCCCGTTGCCGTCTTGTCCGGTATTTCCTCGTAGACGCCCCTACGGATGATTTCGATAGGCGTGATGGCATCGCTCGCCGAGGACGGCGTTCCGTTCGCCGTAGCGCTGCCGCCCGCCGCATCGGTAATGGTTTCATCGTCCTCGAAGTCGCCAAAGATGCGCCGCAGCGTCAGCGTGCCGGTTGCGCCGTCATCGTCATCGGCGATAATGGTCGCCGTCGCCCCGGAGGTACCGCCGGTCAGCTTGGAGCCTACTGTAAAGGCCGCGCTCTGCGCATCGTAGTCGAGCGTCGCCGCCTTGCCGATATACGCCTTCATCGGATAGACGACGCCCAGGTCCGGGAAAGCATCGCCGGCGATGGTCGAGAGCAGGTAGTTATCGGTATTCGCCGTCAGCACGAACTCTATCGTCTTCGGAATCAGCCACTGGGCGATGGATGTCCCCGCCAGCGAGGCGATTTCAATCTCCATGAAGTCCAAGGCGATGAGAAGCAGATTCGAATCTGCTCCGGTATCGCTCGGCGAGTAGGCGCCAACCTTGCGCAGCACGAGTTCGCACAACTCTCGTGCAGTGTACAAGCTGACCGGCGTCGTCATGGCGCGGCCCTACGCTTACGCGGCTTGCCGATCGAGCATCTGTGAGCGCGGGAACATCTTCTCTGACATCGCCGGCGTCATCTGGTCGGCCGTCAGGTCTCCAGAGGCGATCTTCTCGGCAAGTGCGCGCTCGCCATCGGTCATGCCTTTCTTGGAGCGATTCCACGCCGTCAGGAAATCCGCGAGTTCCTGATCGCTGGCATCCATCGAGACGTTTTCGCTCCCCGGCAGCACCTTGACGCGCCGCAGCAACGCCTCGCGGGAGAGTTCGTCATGCTTGACGACGATCTGGTCGTCGGCGAGCACGGTGATCGGTTTGGATGCGTCGTGTTTGCTGATCGGCTCGATCCTCGTGCCGCTCGGACCCAGCACCTTGAAGGCGGGATCGCAGAGCAACTTCAGGGCGTGCTCCATGGGCATCTTGCAGGGCTTGCCGGAATACAGTTCGTAGCTCACGAAGTCGAGTACTTCGATGCGACCGTCGACCGTCTTCGCGGTCTTGGTGATGATTTCGTGCTTGCGCGGCTCCTTGCCCCGCTGGTTCAGATCGTAGACGTGGTATTCCGGTCGCTTCTCGATCTCCGGTTTTCCGTTGTCCTGTTCTTGCTGCGTGGTCTTGGTCGCCATAACTACTCCTTTCGTTGGAAAAAGCCCACGGCTCGCGCCGTGGGCATGAGGTACCGCCTTGCTGCGCCGCCTTGTTGCCTGCGGTTAGTCGAGCGTCGGCGTTCCAGTCGTCATCAACAGGTACGGCAGGAAGGCATACGCCTCACCCGTGTCCGCACCCGCCGAGAACGTGAACGTCAAGCTGTCTCCGGCCGCGATGTAGTTCGTGATGGCCGTAATGAGCGCGCCGTCCACGTCCGCCACCAAACCGGTATTGGTCAGCGACACAGCCGACATCAGACCGTCGGCATCGCCGCCGTCGGCGGGCACCACTTCTCCGGTGCCTACGTCCAGCGTTTCGGTTGCGTCCGCGGTGTGGACTTTCAGGTGAGGCCACGGCAGGAAGATCATCCCGGTAATGTCGTCCATCCCGGTATCGACTTCCGTATTGTCACTCACCTGATCGTCGATGCTGATCGGAAGGATGAGCATCTGGCTGCGGTTGCCGCGATCCACGGCGATTTCGTTGACTTCATCCGCCCCGACGCTCCACAACTGCACGGAGAAACCCTCGCCGGTCAGGATGAACAAATCGACCGCCGTCAACGTGTTGGCCCCCCAGAACTCGCCGCTTCCCCTGGTGAGGGAAATCGGGTTGCTCAGGGCGGTACCGTCCTCGTTGTACAGCGTCGCCTTCGCCGGATCGCCTGCAGCGGTGACAGTGCATTTGCCGCCGGCGCCCATGATTGCCGGGCCGGAGAACGCACCGATGGGACGATCAACCAGTTGGAATTTGTAGTGCAACATGATTGTCTCCTCCCTTTAGCTTGCCGCGGCCGCAGTCTTGACCGACACGATCGAATAGTCTTCGACCGCATTGGCGTCATACCTCGACTTGTACTGAGGCTTGAGCATGCCGATGATGCGTGAAATGCCGATGGCCGGCCGATTTCCGTAGTCGGTGTTGTCCGACTCGTCCATCCCCGGAGTCCCGTCGTCGAGGCTTGCGAACCCCAACGCCTGCGCGCCCATCAGCAAGGCTTGCGCGCCGTGCACCGTTCCCGTTGCTCCCCACCGGCTCCCTGAATCCAGGCCAAGGGTGTTGTAGACCTTCTGATGGTCGTAGAGAACGACCTCGTTGATGATCTTCTTGGCGTTGGCGAACAGCGGGTTGTTCATGCCGCGCGGCATTGCGGTGGCCTGCAGCGTCTTGTAGTCCGCTGTCTTTTCCAGGTCTCTGCATTGCTCGGTTGACAGAACCAGAATGTAAAACGACTTCCCGCCTTGGCGAACCGGACGAATCCGCTTGCGCTTAGCGAACGCCTTGGCTTGGGTAACAACGTCCCAGCTCATGGTGTCGGATGTCGTGAACGTCGCCTCCGATGTCGCCGCCCCGGCATACATCAGCCGGTTCGTCGACGCGGCCACAACGTCTGCGGCGAAGCTGAGCGACGGAATCTGACTGGTGGCGCGCGTCGAGCCGTCTGTGTTGACGGTGAACGCACGGCCAGCCGACATCAGGAACAGAAGCTCGTCGGCCAGATCTGCAATCCAGAAGGAAAGCGCGTCTTTCGCCTGCACCCGGAACCGCAGCACGGTCGCTTGCTCGGACATTCTCAATGTGTTCACCACGAGTCGCTGGTTCGTGGCCGTTCCGGAAACCGTGAGTTCCGGAACCGCTGCATGTCGCCATACAGAGCAGACTATATCATCGCCCACGTGGGGCGTTGGGTGCTTCGGGCCGCTTGGCCCTACGAACTTTCGTTCTAGTCGTTGAACCTTACGATGGCATCGTGCATGTCCATCGTCTCGGCTGCTGATTGTCTGGCATGATATCGCCGCCTGTTCAGTCATGTGAAGTTGGCGGTATACCATGGCAGAGTTCCCAGCAATTCTCCCAATTTACTCTGCGATTTTCCAATCGCAGGGGGCAAAATGTCTACCCTTCGAGCGCACACCATGGCGAAGCTGATCGATGCGTATGGTTTGGGCGTCGGTGATCAGTGTCGCCTCGTTTCCTTCCAGTTGGTTGTCGCCGACGATACCCCCTGAGATATCGCCGACCAGCGGGATGACTGCTTGGGTCCCGCGTTCGGTTTTGGTCAACTCGGTGACCTTGTGAATGGGCCTTGAGGCATCATCGGTGCTACCACCCATGAAACCGTTGGACATGAAGAAGTTGTCGTCTCTGCCTTGCTTCCTTACGGCAAGGCTCCACGCTTTCTTCTGCAGGTCCGTCAAAGCCCCGAAGTCTGTAAGCATGTTGTTCTCCGGTTACCTGGAGACCCTTATTGCGTTGGTCCCCAAGAGCTTGTTGACGTAATTCGGGTTTGCTTCCATCCAGCGCATGGCTTCGTCTTCGTTGCCACTCAGAGCGGCGTTTGCTGCCGCTTCGCTGATCTCGCCGGCTTGCGCCCCCGAGCCTAGATTTCCGATATCAGGCGGCATGTCCGATTGCAACCTGAGCTTGGCCTCGCGTTGTTCCGCGGTAGGCTGCGGCTTGAGCGGTTGCTGTGCCGCGGGCGGCTGTGCGCCTGCGGTCGGCTGCCCTGATCCGGCAGTGTTCGCGTTGCCGGGCGTTCCCGCCGCACGCAGTTTCGCGCGCTCCGGGTCGAATTTCCGCTCGGCCAAAATGGCAATTTGCTGGCGCAGATACTTGGTGCCGTTGGGCCCCGGCTGAATTTCGCGGCCGTCGAGGTATGCCTGGTCGTAGACCATGCGGGTGATGGCATCGATTTGCCCTTCGCTCAGCTTGTAAAGGACCGGAAAGTCCTTCGCCAACTGCTCGGCGTGCTCGTCGAGTCCCATCCCGGTCGCCGTCGCGGTTTCCGCGAAGCGCTCGGCTGTCTCCCTGGCGATGGCTGCTTGGCGGGTATCATGGATCTGCCTGGCTTTCGCCTGCAGTGCCAATTCCTGCCGTTTCCACTCACCAGCGAGCAGATCCCCACTCTCGAACTTGTCGGCAAGAGCTACGATCTCGGCGTCAATGGCTGCCAGTTCCTCTTCCGGTGTTTGCTTGGCTGGTGTTTCTTTTCCAGCCTCGCCTTCGCCGGTCGGTTTCTGCGCCGCCATGGCTTGGAATGCCTGCGCTTGACCTTGCGCGAGGAGTTTGGCTTCCCGTTCCTCTGCAAGTGACTTGCGCAACGCGATAATCGCTGCGGTCTGCGCGTTCTGGCTCGCCGCTTTTGCTCCTGTCTCCGCTGGCGTCGGCTGCTCGGTCGCTGGTTTATCCGCCGGCTTGCCCTGTGACGGCTGTGCTGCGGCCGCCGCTGGTTCCGCCTGCGGTTCACCCGCCCCTTGCTCTGCCTTCGCCTTGGCTTCCTTCTCGGCCTTGATTTCTGCCTCTATGCGCTCAAGCTCGGCATCCTCATCGGCAAACGCGTTGTACAGCGGCTGATCTTCCGGTGTCCCGGCTGTCGTCCCCTGTTCGAGTTCTTCCGGTTTGGGCGCCTGCTCTGCGATGCCACTTTGTGCTGTTGCTGCCGTCATACCCTCATCCTTTTTCTGGTTGGAGAACCGACACGCCCGTAGTTTCCCCCCGGCGACGGGTCGAGACGGATTAAGGTGCTGTCTCGCGCACCGCAGGACCGATTGCCGCCGTCCACGCGGTCGAACAAATTCTGTTGTCTGGCGCCGTCCATCTAGTCGCGCTCGATCTCGATAATCAGGTGGCCGCGCGGCGATCCGCCGGCCCCGCCACCGGTTACCGTGAATTGCAGGTAATTGCCTGGGACCAGGCGCGGACATGACTCCGGTACGGCTGAATCCACGTCACCGGCGCCCGAGCCAGCAGTGGCGATGGTGAGAACACCACCGACGATTGTTCCGGCATCGGTGCTCGGCGTGATGGTGACATTGGCAGTCGACACCGCGCCGTCGATCACCGAGCGCAATTGGCGGTAGTAGCCAACGCACGGCACAGGCACGCAGTAGGCCGCTTCCGCCGAAAGGTCGGCTATGTCCAAGCCGATGCGAACGGTACGCTCTTCGCTACCTATGCTCGCCGATTGGGTTTGTCCCGTCATGGCCGTGCTCCTTTTCAGATTCCTATGGCCGGCGCCTTGGTGAAGTGCTCAGGCGACACCTGCTCACCCTGAGCGACAGCCTTTTGCTGGGACTTAGAATACTCCATGTGTTTTTGCAACTCTACCCACCGCAGATGCGCGGTCGCGCAGATGTGCTCGAAATCGGTCGGCAACCAGTTGCGGATGACCACGTATGGCTTGTCGCACTCGATTGGGATCTGAAAGTCGCCCCCGGAATCTTTCCACAAGAGGTAAAACTCGCGCCCGCCGCGCACCCAACCGACCAGCCAGGCACCATCGAACGGGACCTGCTGGTTCAGGTGCTTTGCAACGCGCATGGCGTAGTCGATCCTGAACTGGGCCGGGCGCCACTGGTCGAAGTCCGACGAGCACCAGATCCACTTCCCCTCGGCCGTGTAGGCGCCGATCCAAAAAGCGAGATCGGGACTTTCCTGCAGCTCCATCCAGCCACGCACGCGCGCCCGCAGCCATGGCTCGGGTACGTTGTGTCCTCCGGCAGAGAGTTTTTCGGCGACGATAATCCCCGCCGGTTGATCCGTACCCGTAAACGCCCTGTCGTCGTACTGTCCTGCCCTTGCGTCTGTCATCGCCCATTCACCCTTTGCAAATAACTGCGGTCATTCGCCGCCTCGCGCCGGTACTCGTCGATCCATGCCACGCGGTAGGGCATGAAGGCTTCGTTGAAGACGGTCTGCGTCGTCAGTTGCGAGGACGAGAGGGCGGAAAGCCAAACTCGCGTGTTACGGGTTGAACAGAAGCAGCCTAGTCCGATGCCGATGCTCGACAGGTTCCACGTCGTATCGTAAGTCCCAGCTACCGCGGCGGTCCCACCGGCAGCAACGGTCATGTCCGTTCCGGTCCAGGTGACGCCCATCTTGACCACACCAGAAGGCGTACCAGCCGTGCCATTGACGGTATTGGTGCCGTCGTAGCCCTTCACACCTGAATTCGTAGCCAAGGGCATCATGCCTTGCGTTGCGCTGCCGATGATGGAGCCTGTCGCATTCGCCCAAGCGTCGTAATGGACTTCAGCGTACATCGTGCCTGCCGTGTCGCTGAAGTTGCTCGCCGTCGGGTAGGTCAGACTATCCGCCGCCCTCGTCACGGCTACGGTGGTTGTCGTGATCCGTGAGGATGGGAAAGTTCCGACTTCATGCTGCACCATTCCCGCGCCGAGCGTTTCCGTTCCTGCCCTCGCCGCGCTTTCCAGTGTTGCCGTGTCCGTCGCGTTCAGGCTGATCTTGACCGTACCCGCAGCAGCTGCGGCGTTGGCCGTGTTCGTCGTGCAGGCTCGGTACACATTCGCTGTTCCCGTCGCTTCAATGGTGCTGGTAGCACCCGCAGATACAGCGCCGACCACGCCATTCAGCAGATCGAAGCTCGCGCCCCATGTCGTCGTGCCATCGTTGTTGATGATCGCTACCCACCGCTGCGGAGTCGCGGAGACATAGCGCAGATCAGCGCAAGTCGTGTACTTCGCCGCCGTGAACGTGAAGGCTTGATCGAGCGAATGAACCGCAGTCGTGGCCTTCGGCTGCAACTTGTCCATCGTGGTCGTGCCATCGACGGAGACATACTGATCCGCGACAACAGCTTCCATGTCCGCTGCGTTGCTGATGGTCCATGTCGTGCCGAGCGTGTTTGATTGCAGGATTACATTTTCGCGGCTACCCTCCGCCTGATAACCGAACGGCCCGCCTGCGTCTGTGGTGAGGGCAGAACTGTTCGCGGAGGTGATCGGCGCGCCAGTGGCTTCGGTGACGACGTTATCAGTGACCGTGTTGCCGTTCAGGGTGTCGAAATACTTGACGCCATCGACATTCGCGCCGTGGTAGGGGGCGGAGAGAACGCCAACACTGACGTACTCAGATGGGTTCTGGTTGGATTGGCCGATGACAAACTCAATCTGCCCAGAACCAATTTCAAACTCATCGGATACAGCTACTGTCCCGCCCCCTTCTCCAGTTACTCCAACGCGAAAATTGTCGATCGGCGCCGAAGTTGCGGCCGTGTCGGTGACGGAATATCTTTTCCATTCCGAGGTCAACGTAACAACTTTTCTCTGATCGCCTTCACCCAACGCCCATACAGGAATTGTTTTCCCTATCGACCCGCCAAAACCTCGTAAAAAAATAGAGAAAACATTCAACTGCCCAACAACAAATCCGTTAGAAGGCCAGTACACTCTATACTCAGATGTTCCAACAGAAACACGGTAGGCGGTTGCCGTCCCGTCAGGGGATGTGACGCCAGTGGCCGTTATGGTCCCATTTGCAATAGCTGGTGTATTTACGGAACTTAACAAGACGTTACTAACCCTTCTCGCCCCCCTGAACCTCGCCTCCCCACTCAACACCTGCTTATGCAGCGCTTCCCAGTCCTGCACGTAGGCAGTCGAGGCGCGGGTGAAGGTGGGCGTTCCGCTGCCCGCGCTCCACGATGGAACGAGCGTGGTCTGGAGCGGCCAGAATCCATCAGGAATGGGGACTGGAGTTCCGCTGGTCCCAAACGGCAGCGTTAGCAGCGCGAGCCGATCCGGGGGTGCCTGATGTTGTTGCCACGGCAGCAGCCCATCTTCTCCGGCCGCGTGCCGGAGCCGGAAGTTCAGCGCCTCGAAATCAATGCCCTGCTCATCCTGTACGACGGGTGCGTTCGGTGCCGCCGGTATCGCCGACCACAGCAGCGACAGCAGGACTACGAGCAGGAAAGAGAAGAAGCGTCTGAACATGATCATGCCGTGCAGGTGAAGTTTTGGGCGTCGACAGTGCCGTACCACGTCGTCCCGCCGTCGTAGGTGAACCACGTATATTTGTCGCATTGACCACTGGTGCTGGTCGGCGTCGGCGCCGCACCGCCGTTATTGATCCACGTCGCCCCGGACATCCATGCGAGCGTGCGTGGCGTACCGTCGGCGCGGTAAATCAAGATAAACGAGCTTACCGTCCCCGTCGCCGCCGGGTTGCTCACCGTGGTTGTCGTCACATTGGCATCCAGGGGGACAACGAAAAAATTGCTCAGCGCAAGATTGAGGGTGATTACGCCGGCCGCAATCGCGGGCGCAGTTTTCGCAAGATCCGCGCGGATCGCGGTCAGGCTTTTATTCGTCAGCGCTTCCGCCCCTGCCAGCGTGCTCAGCGTGCCCGTCGTCGGGAGCGTGACTCCGGTGGTGGCGGTCGTCGTAACAGTCAGCGCGTGATTGCCGCTACGTGTCAACGTCGCCGCTGAATTGTTCGCAACGCCGGTACCCCCGTAGGCCGGGCCAACCACATCGGCATTCCAAGTTCCGGTCGTGACCGTACCGAGCGTATCGATTGTCGTCGATCCCGTGCTCGGCATGAGCGGCGGTTTCGTGTAGATATTCACCTGCCCGACGACGAGCGTGCTGACCGCCGCCAGCGCTGCAAGCATCCATAGCGTGAGTTTCTTCATCGTGCGCTCCTACTTGTAAAATGCGCCGGTCACCACGCAAGTCGTTGGTGCGATGACCGATATGCTGGTTACATCCCTGAGTCCCCACCCGCTTGGGTTGAGCATGGCTGCCGTGCCGTCCGTGGTGTCCCCCGGAACGGTCGCTGTCGCATCGACTCGTGCGTAGAAATTGCACGTCGAACTGAAGACGACGCGCGTCGCCCCCGACGGTATCGTGAAGGATTCCGCAACATTGGCCGCCAGCGATAGCGCGTTGACAAAGGTCGGCGCCTCGGCGAGAAACGAACTGTACTGTCCGCCGGACTCCGAGAATACGTGAAGCGCATTGGCCGCCGCCCTGCCTTGGGTCGGAGCGGTCAAGAAAAGCGCCATGCCAAGCAGCAGCGATACACCGATATTCAAGATTCTCATCATGTCTGTCTCCTTATGTGCTCGACGGGCACCCGTTTCCGGGCACCCGTCAAGCATCGTTTCTACTACTTCTCTGCTTTGGCTTGCGCCAACTGTATCCGCAGTTCGTCGACCTGCGCCCTCAATTCCTTGACGGCGTTGATCAGCGGGTACACGAACGCAGCCTCACCCAGCATTTGCTGGCCGTTATCGCATTCCGACCAACCGTGGAACGCCGACTTGTCCGACTGCGCGTCCAGCGCTGCCTTCACGTCCTGCGCGAACATGCCGAGCACCGTCCTCTCAGTATTGACTTTGTTCTCCGGATCGACGCCCCATTCCTTCGGCCATTCGCTGACCGGCTTGAACGTGAACTCCACGGGTTGGAGCATGCAGACGAAATCCAGGCCAAGGCGTGAATCCCACAACAGGTTTTTCATGCGCTTGTCCGAGGGTGCGTCCCAGGTCTGGTCGGTATCGTAGTTGCAGGTGATCGCCCGCGTGCCGTTGCCGAGCGTGATGGCACCGTCAGCGATGCCGGTTACGCCTCTACCCAGCACGATCTGGTCGATGGCGCCGCCCGCGGAAACCGTTGAATCCGTCCCGACTACGACGTTCCCGGTACCGCTGGTGAGCGTCGTCCCGCCCGCCAACCGACCTACGAGCGTGTTGTTGACGCCTGTGGTGACCGTTGCCCCCGCCTCGCTGCCGACCGCCGTATTCTCGCCTGAGGCCGTGCCGTTCATGGCCCGCAGCGCGCCGGTGCCGACGGCCACGCAATCGTCATCGGTTGCACCAGCGGCGAGAAGCATGCTGTCCGCACCTACGGCGACGTTGGAATTGCCGGTCACGTTCGCGGTCAGCGCATTGAACCCGACGGCTACGGTATCGATTGCCGTAGTCGAAGCGAGCATCGCATTGCTGCCCAGCGCAGTATTCCCGCCCGAGGCGGAACCGTTCGCCACTTTGCCTGCGTTTGCACCGACGAACACATTGTCATCGTCCGTCGCCCCGGCCTGAGCCGCACCGGCGTCCTCACCCATGGCCACATTGCGCAGACCCGTGATGTTCGCAGCGAGAGCCCTGGCGCCGACTGCCGTGTTGCCGTTCGCCGTCGAAGCTGAGAGCGCCGCGAAGCCAACCGCAGTTGCATCAATGGTAGTCACCGCAGCGTCGAGTGCCGTCGAGCCGACCGCCGTATTCCCGCCGCTCGCTGAACCGTTGGCGAGCAGACCGGCGTTGTGACCGATAAACACGTTGTCGTCATCGGTCGCCCCGGCCTGAGCCGCACCGGCGTCCTCCCCGACCGCTACGTTCCTCAGCCCGGTCACGTTCGCCGTGAGCGCGCGTGCACCGACCGCCGTGTTGCCATCTGCGGTTGAGGCATTCAACGCTTGGAAGCCGACGGCAGTGGCGTCAATCGACGTTACCGCAGTGGCCAGCGCACCGCTACCTACAGCCACGTCACCGCCCGAGGCCGTGCCATTCAGCAGCGTGAGCGCTTGGAATCCTACCGCCACGCAGTCGTCATCCGTCGCACCGGCTGCGGTCTTCATCGCATCGGCCCCGACTACCGTGTTCTGGTTGCCTGTGACCTGCGCGGCAAGGGCATCGAAGCCGACGGCGACGCAATCAATGGAAGTCGTCGAAGCCGTCATCGCGTTACTGCCGACCGCCGTATTCCCGCCGCTCGCCGAGCCGTTCGCTGTGGCGCCAGCCAAGTTGCCGAGGAAGGTATTGTCGTTGTCGTTCGCGCCTGCGGACGCCGCGCCCGCATCGACCCCCACTGCGACGTTACGCAGTCCAGCGACATTGGCCGTGAGCGCCCGCGCACCCATCGCCGTGTTGCCGTTTGCGGTACTGGCGCCCAGCGCGTTGAATCCAACCGCAGTCGCATCGACCGAAGTCACGGCTGCATCCAAGGCTTTCGACCCCACAGCTGTATTGCCGCCCGAAGCCGAACCATTGGCGAGCAGACCGGCGTTATAGCCGATAAACACGTTGTCGTCGTCCGTTGCACCGGCCTGCGCGCCGCCTGCGTCCTCTCCGACCGCTACGTTCCTCAGGCCAGTCACATTGGCGTCCAGCGCGCGTGCCCCGACTGCGGTGTTTCCATTCGCCGTGCTCGCCGAAAGAGCGTTGAACCCGAGCGCCGTTGCATCAATCGTGGTAACAGCCGCGTCCAGTGCGTTCGCACCGACCGCCGTGTTTCCACCTGAAGCGGTACCGTTGATCAACTTTCCGGCGCCGTCCCCAATGAGGGTATTGTCGTCATCGGTTACCCCTGCCATCGCCGCACCGGCGTCAACCCCGACCGCGACATTGCGCAAGCCCGTGACATTGGCCGCGAGAGCCCTGGCGCCAAGCGCCGTGTTGCCGTCAGCCGTTGAAGCCGAAAGGGCGTTGAACCCGACGGCCGTGGCGTCTACGGTCGTGACCGCCGCATCCAGCGCCTTGCTGCCGACCGCCGTGTTGCCACCCGAAGCCGAACCATTCGACAGTAACCCGGCGTTGTAGCCGATGAACACGTTGTCGTCATCCGTCGCCCCGGCCTGAGCCGCACCGGCGTCCTCGCCCATCGCCACATTGCGCAAGCCAGTGACATTGGCCGCCAGAGCGCGCGCCCCGACTGCGGTGTTCCCGTTGGCGGTTGAGGCTGAGAGCGCATTGAAGCCGACGGCAGTCGCATCGATTGTCGTGACTGCGGCGTCTAAAGCTTTCGACCCCACAGCCGTATTGCCGCCCGAAGCCGAGCCATTAGCGAGCAGACCGGCGTTGTGACCGATGAAGACGTTGTCGTTGTCGTTCGCCCCGGCCGCCGCACCGCCTGCATCGAGGCCGACCGCGACGTTCCTGACGCCAGCCACATTAGCATCGAGGGCCCCGGCGCCGACCGCCGTATTCCCCGCTGCCGTGCTGGCTGCCAGCGCATCCTTGCCGAGCGCCGTTGCGCCAGCGCCGGTCTGATTCGCACCCAGCGCGTTGAACCCAACCGCCGTGCAGTCAATCGCCGTCGTGCCTGCGTTGAATGCCGTCGAGCCGACCACCGTATTGCCGCCGCTGGCACTGCCGTTCGCCAGCAACCCGGCGTTGTGACCGATAAACACGTTGTCGTTGTCGTTCGCCCCGGCCGCCGCACCGCCCGCATCAACGCCAACGGCGACGTTGCGTACGCCAGCGACATTGGCGTCCAGCGCTCGCGCGCCCACGGCTACGTTCCCGCTCGCCGTGCTGGCACCCAGCGCGTTGAACCCGACAGCGGTTGCATCAATCGATGTCACGGCTGCATCCAGCGCCTTGCTGCCGACCGCCGTGTTGCCGCCGCTGGCACTGCCATTCGCCAGCAGACCGGCGTTATAGCCGACGAAGACGTTGTCGTCGTCCGTTGCACCGGCCTGCGCGCCGCCTGCGTCCTCTCCGACCGCTACGTTCCTCAGCCCGGTCACATTGGCGTCCAGCGCTCGCGCCCCCATCGCCGTGTTGCCGTTTGCGGTGCTTGCGCCCAGCGCGTTGAATCCAACCGCCGTGGCGTCAATGCTGGTGACTGCCGCATCGAGGGCTCCGCTTCCTACTGCGGTATTCCCGCCGCTCGCCGAACCATTGGCCAGCTTCAGCGCGTTGTAGCCGACGGCGACGTTGTTGTCGTCCTCGGTACCAGCTGCCGTGAGCAAGGCATCCTTGCCGAGCGCAGTGTTCTGGTTGCCGGTAATGTTGGCGCTGAGCGCGCCGATACCGATGGCGACATTATTGGCACCCGTGGTATTGGCGTCCAACGCCGTTCCGCCGAGCGCCTGGTTCGTCGCCACCGCTCCGGCACCGAGAATGTTCACGAGGCGGAAATCGCCGATATCCTTGTTGCCGTCGACGACCACGGCCTTGCTGGCGGCTACCGTGCCAGGAGTTACGCCGTCGACCACGGTCCCCACACCGAAGTCGCCGTTGTAAACCCAGTCCGCCGAGGTCGGACCGATGGCGCGGTAGAAGTCCAAGGCGTCCGCACTGGACGTATTGGCGCACCATTCTCCCCGGAAGTTCGGCGTGATGTTGTTGGTCGGATCCCCTGCGTATTCCCTGTAGCCCAGCACGCTTGCTACCTCGCCGCGGTTCACCATCGGCGGGACGATTTCCTCCATCACGTCGACACTGCTTTTGCCCTTCTGCTGCATCTTGGTTTGAATTGCCATGGCTAGCTCCTGTTTTCAGTCAATCAATCAAATATGCCGAGTTTGCCCGCCCGGCTCTCGGGGGTGCTACTCCTATACCGGCGGCCCTTTGGTTGGCGGTGCGGCGAGTCGCCCCGACGCCCCTCTGCCCTCTGGCATGCCATGAATGATTCCTGCCGGACTCTCCGGCGGCGCTCCCGGCGTGCCCATCGGTGGCTCCTGTTTGCCGGGTACGCCGTGCGGCTGCGGTGCCGGGATCTGGTTCGGCAGGATGAGTTGCCCTTGCTTGAGCGCTGCCGCCAAGTCGTCTGCCGTCAGCAATCCCTGCGCCCGCAAATAAGCCGAGAGCCGCGCCTTGATGAGCGTCTTCTGCGGCGCGCTCGACAGGTCGACGGCGATATCCTGGATCATCGGGATCGGCAAGATGCCTTTCTCGATAAGCTCCATAAGCTCCTCGAACTGCGCGTTGAGGAAGGTCGCCGACAGGCTGGTTTCGTCGACCGCCACGTCGTAGCGACCGATGGTTACGTCGTTTACGATGCGCCCTGTGGCATCGGCGATGTTGATGCCGACCGCGTTCCAACTCCCGTTGATGTCCTGCACGCGCAACAGGCGCGGTTCGGTGTAGAAGCTCTGGATGAGTTCGAGCTTCTTGCGGCCACACATGCGCTTGCTGCGGCGCGCGTTGTCCATGTAGATTTCGATGCCGAGGACGGATTGTCTCTGCCTGGCTTCGATGGCCCGCCCCGATTGGACGCGATCCAATTGGCCGAGCGCGCTGTCGTTGATGCCGAGTATTTCCTTGAGGTCGCCGGTATTGGCTTTCTCCAGACGCTCCAAGGCGTTCGGCGGAAGGGGCGGCCGGATCTGTTCCGGTTTGCCGTCCGAGCCCCCTTTCCACTCAATGTTGATTCCGGGTGCCGCACCGAAGTTTTCGATCTTCTCTTTCTCGGCGTCCTCGAGCGCGTTCACATGCCACATCCACCCGGCGAAGGCCTGACGGGTGATGACATCCGTTTCAGCGGATCGGCGCTTGTTGATCTCCGTTTGCGGGTCCAAGCCGTCCTCCACGATGCCGCGCGTCTTGCCGCGCCGGAAGTACGGAAAGAACGGGATCTGCGTGAAGCTCTTGTACTTGCTCCAGTCGTCGTAGATGATGATATCGCCGAGAATGGTCGTCCAGCGCACACGCTTGGTCGGTCGCCATTGCACGCGCAGCGGATTGGCCTTGCCCTGTCTGGCGTACTGTTCGGCGCCCCACATGAGAATTCTTTGCACCGCGGCTTGATCCAGGCGATCTGGAAGCGGTATCTTGTCGCCGGTCTCCAGGTTGATGATATGCCTGACCATGCTGCGGATACGGTGCTGCATTTCGATCAACCTGATGTTCTTGCGGTAGGGATCGACGACGTTGGCGATGTAGTTGTGCACGCTGTAGCCGCCCACCATGCCGTCAGGCTGCTGACCGCCAAAGGTGCGCCATGGCGTGACCTCGGCAAGAGCATCCATCATGTCAGAGGGCACCCCGCCACGGTACCCGGAACTCCGCACCAGCGGTTCCACCAAACCCGATATCTGCCGCCCGTAGGTGTACTCGACCTCATCCAGGTTGACCCATCGGCCCTCGCTGACATGGCCCCAGTCGTCCGGGTCGTAGCTGTCCGCATCGGCGTCCGGCCGGATCGTAAACGGGTCCTTCGAGGTTACCCGCGCGTCGCCGAGATCGTTGCGCTCGAAACTCAGCCGCCAGTCGTAATAGCCCCTGCCGCCGACGATACCGTCCAGGAAGCACTCGGCATCGACATAGGCTTCGTCGCAGTTCATGGCGATTTGCTTGGACTGCTTGGTCAACAGATCGGCGACGGCCTCGTCGCTCGCCGTATCGTCGGTGGGCAGATAACGGTTGTCGACGCGGTTGTTACGGTGATAGCCAATAACCAAACGTACCAGGGCACCGAGCTTGTTGAGGGTGAGCGTGGGGCGGTCTTCCTCGATCGCCTGTCTTATCTCGTCCGCGCTCCACTGTTTCCCCTCCACGAAGTCGAAGCACTTCTTGGCGATATCCGACCACGCCTGCAAGGCCATGTCGTCGCGCTGGTAGCGCTCGACCATGAGCAGCAACAGTTCCGGGTTGTGAGCTGCCGGTAGAATCCCGTTGGCGCCCATCATCGGGTTCCACGTCGGATCTTCCCCCCAGATCGGGTCGGTTTTCGCACCCGGGATCGGCGGCGCCCAGGAAAACCTGCTGGGTATGAAGAGGTTGTCAACGGCTCCCATCAGAGGCGCCCTCCACGCCGGCGCCATGGCTTGGTTCCTGCCACGCCACGCGCGGTCAATCGCCTCTGCCATTGCGGCGTTGTGTTCAACATGGCCCCCACGGATTCGACGGTGACATATTTCAACGCCAGATACTGTAACCCATCGTGACAATTCGAGACGAGCACCCCGTTTGCGTAGAATGTGTGGGTATCCTCGACGGTCAAGTCATAGACGCGCTCTCTTCGACCGTGACAGGGCTTTACGCCAGCAACCGTTAGAGCATGTTCTGGTGCGTGCGTAGCGGTTGATCTTGAAAGCTGACCCGCAGACTGCACAGCTTCGTTCCTCGTCGTCGACTCCTGAATCGCGTCTCGCCTTTGACTGACAGGCTGCCGAACAATATCCCTTCTTCGGCGCAAGGGTAACATATCGTTTTTCGCATATCCTGCAAATTCTCTCCACTGGCTGTCGATTGCTCCAAGCGCGCTTTGCCTGCTCTGCATGCCAACGTCTCCCTTCGTCGCTCGCGTGCCATTGCCTTGCCGCCGGGATAACGCAGTCGAGCATGTGTCGTTTTGCCTCGTCGGGGTTTTCTCTGACGCGTTTTCGTGAGTGATATGCTGCGTGCGCAGTGTCGCTAAGTAAGTGAAGATTTTCGATCGCGTTATGGTCTTTATCTTCGTCGCCGTGATGAATGTCGAACCCGTGAGGGATCGGCCCATTGTGATGCCGCCAAATATCCCGATGCAGATACGTGCCGCCGAACCTATTGTCGCAACGGTAGTATCCTTCAGGCTTGCGATAATACGTGCGAGCGTTGAAGACAACGGCTTTGTTCTTTCTTGGTCTTCCCATTGTGCCCCGGCCATCGTTTTCAATACGTCGCCGTATTGTAGTGCATCTGCTCTGACCCTGCCGCGATCCAGGATAAACTCGTGGTCCGCCGTGCAGCACACCGAATCACAATTTGAGAATCGCACGGTGACGAGGTTGTTAGACATCCTGTTCATCGTCGCCGTTACCCTGCGCGCTCCGTTATGCGTTAGCACCACGTCGCCGACACTGATCGATTCGATTGGTACACCACCCTCTGCCGTGGCTACGAGCGTGCCCGCGACGAAACAGTGCGAGTATTTGTTTTTGTAAGCCTCATTCTGGTATCTGGCCTCTCCTGTGACCTGAATGCGCCTATAGTGGTAGCCTCCCTTGAATCCCTTGAGCAATGTTTTCGCGGAACTGTCGATGAGGATGGCCGGTTCACCGTCGGTCAGTTTGGTGAGAAACCAGGCCACCGCCTCGCGCCGCGGCTGGAATTCGTAGGCTTTGGCCTTCTCCCATTCCCAGTGCCCCTCGTCGAGAATATCGGCGCAACTGACCTCATCGGACTGCGCCCGCTCTCCAACCTGCGGATCGCAGACGATCCTGTAGCGCCTGTCAACACCGAATCGGTTGGCAAGGTAGGGCTTCAGAGCGTCGCTCAAAAACGCGCGCAACCCCATACTGCGTTCCCTGGCGCAGCACTCTCCCAATACGAGTAGTTGCCCTTTCGGGCTGCACTGCCCGGGGACCGCCGCCGGCGACAGTCCGAAGTCCAGGCCGATGTCGATCGGCATGCCTGATATCGGCGTGAGATCGCGTTTCACCCCATGGATTCGCTGATTGAATTCCGGGTAACACGGGATGCCGTCAATGACCTTGCCGTAGTTGTTCAGCAGGTAGGTGCTGATCCAGTCCTCGCTCTTGCCGGCGACCAGTTGCAGCCAGTAGGCCATGCCCATCGGCTGATTGACGACGTTCTCCGCCTCAGGATTCGGGAAGTAACTGCCGTCGATCTTGAGCAGCGCCGGTGGCTGGTCGAAAAATTCGATGAGCGGTCGATGCACACCGATGCTGGCCAGAACCGCGCGCAGCTTCGCCATCATTTCCTGAATTTCCTTTCCGCGCTCTTCGTCGTCCGGTCCGACATCCAGGTCGTGCCACCAGTGGTCGTCGTCCATGGAGTTCGTGTCCATGATCACGCCCGCCCAGGTGAACGGAGCACCATCCTTCTTCAGCGGGAAGCGGCCGACCCGGGCGCTGCCGTCGTCCAATACGAGCTTGTCGAGTTGTCCGGCCTCGTTCAACCATAGCCCGGTCAGGTCCAGCGATTTCAGCTTGCCGATCGCCGCAGGGTGATCACAGGACATGAAGAGCACTTCCAAATGCATGATGGTGCCGTCGTCCAAAGCAAGCTTGACCGTTGCCTCAATCGGGGCCCCCCAATTCATCTTGACAACGTCTTCCCCAAACCATGACAAGAACGTGAAAATAGTTGTCGACTCAAGCTGCGGGTAGGTATTACGTATAGCCGCCCAGCGCGTCCGCCGTATGCCGCGGTCATCCGGTTCCTGCTGGACTGCGCGTAGCGCTATCTCGGCGACGCAGGCGACCGATTTGCCGCTGTTTCCAGTGACGCAGATCGAGTCGTTGCGGCGCGTGACGAAAAACCCGGTGGATGTGTGGAAGCAGTATTTCTTGCCGTCCACGGAAGGCACGCGCTCGATGGGTATTTTCCGGCTGCCGTTGCGGATACCGGCGTATCCTCGCGACGATCCTATCACCCTGTATGACCGACTCCAGCCCGGCTTACGTCCTTCTTGAGTTCCAACCGATGCACGCCGTCCGCACGCCGAAAACGCGTAGGCGACGAATTCCGCGCAGGCACGATCGGTCGTGTAGTAGCCCCAGTCGCCGTAACCCTGGTCTTCGCTGCCGTCCCAGCGCAAGCATTCGGCGGCGATGATCTTTAGTTGCGCCGCGCTCGCCTGCCAGTATTTGGCCAAACTCTTGTTGCGCTCCGGCGCTTCGAAGCGAAACGTGGTTTCGGTAGGACGGTTCGGGTTGTCGTATTCGCTCCATGCGATGCCGGCCATGACAAGCAATTGTCGGACCCGCAATTTTTTGTCGGCGCGACGCACGCAGACCGTACAACGCGTCGTTTTTGTGCGCTGCGAAAACGAGCCGTCCGCGCAGACCATGACCATGACGCGCAGCTCGGCGTCGTTGAGGCCGACACCCACAGCGTTCTCCGGCGGCGGGAAGCAGCACGGAACCAATCCGGGCCAGCCGTCTTTCAGGTGCTGGTGCTGGAATGCCAAGCCGGCCGCCCTGATTTGCCTGAGCACGCCGGGTTTGGCTTTGACGAAATACGGGATCAAGTGCTCGTCGCTCGCCATGATGTCGAGCCCGCGCGACTTCAGATGGATGAAAGCGTCGCAGTCGGCCACGATACGCGAGACCGCCTCGAACCATGAACGGTTGTTCTCCGGGTCGACGACGAGAATTTCCTCGCCTGCCCAGCGATCCATGCGCACCCAGCCGGTGCGGGTCATAACCTCGTGGTCTGCGGAATTGCACCCGTATGGACCGCGGATACCGCGGATGAACGCGTTGCTCTTGTGAAATCGGGCCGGAGTTTTCTCGGCGCGGTAGTGGAATCGGAATTCCTGACGCCTGCTGCCGTAGCTTTGGATGGATGTCATCGGCGCCTGAGTTGGTATAGGTCTGCTTTACCGACAAAGCCGGTGCGCTCTATCTGGTGCTTGGCGGCTTGGATGGCCGAGTAGGCGACGAAACGGTTCAGCCCGGTCCTGACTGCGATTTCGTTGACGGTAAGAGGGCGCTTTGTTTTCTTCAGCGCTTCTATGACCTGGTTGATGTGTTTTTTAACTATTGAGATCTGCGGCTGCCATGGCGGCGAGGTGATGAGGGCCAGAAATGGGTTGGTTCCCACTGCCGGCCGCCTCGCCATGGCCGCTCTCAAGCCGCAGACCCCGACAATCGCCTGACCACCATGCGCCAGAACGTCTCGCCTATGACGGCCTTGCGTAGCCAACTACCGTCTATGCCCAGCATTGTGCTGGTGCCGGTCCATGATGGGAGTGGACCCCATTGCGCCCAGCCGAACGAGACGCCGATCCAGTGCCGCCACCGATAGCCGACAAAGAGGTCGAAACCGACGACGGTCACGGTGACCCCCCATTTTCTGGCGTAGTCTTCCTCGCCGATGTCGATGGCAGCAATCCTCATAGCCGTCTCCCGGCATCGATGACGGCGATGCGCGCGGCGAGGATTGCGCTGTAGTCCTGCATGGCGCCGCGCTGGGCGAGCAGCCGATAATACTCGTCTGCCGTGATGGTGCTCGAAGCCCTATCGCGATTGGCTTCGATGAATGTACGCAGGCTGGCGAGCTTCTGGTCGAGTTCGCGCTTTTCCTCGACTACCCGCTCGTACCACGCTAAGCCTTTGGCTTCGGCCATGGCTTTCTGCCGTGGACCACGGCGCCCTCGGTGATTTCAGCGGTGGGCGGCATATCGCGGGCGCGGATTTCGCGGTACGTGAACTCCGCCGAGGGTATCTTGTCCTCTGCTTCGACGTAGAAAACCCGGCCGCTGTTGTGCTGCGCCCGATAGACTGTTCGGTTGGGATCCCGCCCGACCGTCGCGCCCGTCGCGTTCATTTCGCCTGTCCGCAATAGGCCGAATGTCGAATCAACGCTCCCGAAACGCACTACGCTGGGTGCCGAATCAACGCTCCCTAGACCGTCGCCACGGTCGTCCTGTCTCGCCATAGCTGCCCCCTTTTTTCCTAGATGAGTTGACCCAGGGAATCGAGCGTGTCCTCGAAGCGCAGCCTGAGGTCATTCAGGCGATCCAGGACCATGCCCAATTCGGTGTCGAGCGACGGTTTTGCTGCGACGACATTCGAGTCTGCGGGCCGCGGTGCCTGGGCATTATGCCTTACCGGATTGCCAAGGCGATGCACGGCGTTTTCGAGTTTCGACTGCAACTCGTTTTGAGTCGTTATTGCTGCGTGGATGTTTCTTGCCAACGAAGAAAGTGTCGGCGGTAGTTTCTGCTCAGCCTGTTGATCTGGCTCTTTGTACATGGTCAATCTCCTGTTTTGGTTGAACTACGATCCGACCCTCTCGTCAGTCCCGGTCCAAACGTAATGCGCCACCGGGAAATGGCTCTTGCAGGTCGGGCAAAACGTGGTCGAGTAGTGCCCGGTGTCGCGGGCGAAGTTCTCCGCGGTGCGCCCCGGGATCGTCGTCGGTTTCCCGCAGCCCGGGCTCGACCCATCCTCAGGCCCTACGTGGGTGTAACTCGGTCGCACGGGGCGCACAAAGCCCTTGGCACGCTCGTCATCGGTCAATGTGATGTTCATCGTATCTCCCTTAGGGATTCTGATATTCCAGCCGCCGATCGTTCCCGATGGCGTGCCCGGTATGAAAGTCCCGCGTTTCGCCATTACCCACTCCTTGGTTGGTCTTCGCATTGCGCACTGGCAGGATGCACGCCACCACGCCTTCGCAGATTGTTTCACGTGGAACCCTGTCCTGCCTTGGTTTGACGTTCAATACCTTCCCCAGCACGTCGCAGGCGCGCTCTTCGTAGAGATCGTCCGGCGTGAACAACAAATCGAGCACTGTGCGCGGTTTCATCGGTCGCTATCATCCCATCTTTTTGGCAATACGGGAAGCCTTTTGGGATAAGTACGGTTTCTCCAACCGCACGCGGGCTTGGTAGTGCTGAGCGGCGGCGTTCATGCGAATAAATCCCGCACGGCCTTGCGCTTATGCCGTGTCTGGCTGGCATTGCGCATGTGGTGCTCGTGATCGTAGGCAAGATGGCACCTGTTACACCATGCCTTGAGGTTCGGCCTGTTACCTGGGACTCCGACATCTTCGGGAACATGATTAAGGTGGGCAACGGTAAGTACAACTTTTGATCCAGTCACCGGATGTTTCGCATAGTTCGCCACCCGACAATCTGGAAACATCGGCGATCCTTCGCACTTATGACCGGCACGCTCCAGCACCTCCTGTCGGATCTGTTTCCAGTCCCTCGGGTAGCGCACGGCGTTCTCTTTTTTAATCGGCATTGCCACAGCCCAGCTTTTCCAAAATTCGCTTCGCCACGTCCGAGAGCGTACCTTCAGCCTCCAGAATCGACAGGAGGGAGAAAAGTGGCATGGTATACTCGCATCGGCGCTCGGTAGCCCGCTTGACCTTTGCGATACGCAGGAAAAATCTGCTTCTCGCGCGTCTGGCTAGAACGCTCACGACCCAACCACCTGCCCGTCCGCAGACCACACAAACTCAGCCACTGGCCGATGCATCTGACACCCGCAGCAGTACGTCGCTCCGTAGAACTCCGGATCGCGAGCATAGGTCGCGGACAGTTTCTCGCCCATCGTCGTCTCGACACCACAGGCATTACCTGTCCTACCGTGCTTGGCTGGATCGTTTGGATCAACCTCGTGGCCACCGATGCCGACGTGGATGTATTTGTCGCGGAACGGGCGCACATACCCCTTCGCCAACTCCGCGTCGCTCAGCACGAGATATTTCGTGTTTTGCGGTACGGGCTTGTTGTCGCTGCCGTGACCGAGTGCAGGATCATTCGGATCTGTAGTCAAGTCGCTCATTGCTTTCTCCTTAGCTCATGATGTGCCGTGCAGATGTATTTGGCGGTCATTCACATCACCACTGATGAAACCGCGAAGCGTAGATTGTCTTCGGAACAATCGTCCCGTCCCCGCAGTCGATCCAATCGGTCGCGTCCTCGCCGGGATGGTCGTAGCCCATCGCGTGAGAATACAGAACGCCTTCTGCCGGTGTACCGACTTCATGGCGACGGACGCATTCCTTGTCTTCAGGCGACAGTCCGCGACGGATATAGGCGATACCCATGTAGGGCACATAGCAGCCGTTGCTCCGTGTCGTATCTGCACGCGTCCATTTGGTGCAGATCGCGGTAGGATCGTCAATCTCCAAGACGCGCGCATGCGGGTTCGGAAGACGCGCTGCTTGGACCCAGTAGCCATCAGGGGCCCGCCACGCGACCGGAGTCAGAAGCACGGCACTCCCGGCGAGCAGGAGCACGGCGATGACGAGCGCGCCGACCATGGCGAGGCTGGGACGGCAGGAGAGAGCGGATAGAAGGCGCTTCATGTCGATCTCCTAGCAGTGTCGATTGCAACATCCAGGGCTTCTTCGCACAGTATTTCAAGCCCGTACTCGTCTATGCGGCGCTGAATAACTTCTGCCGTTGGCGATTCTTTCGCACGCAACCATCGATACCGCTCGGCATCTTCCTTGTCCCTGTGCGCCTCGGCTGCGAGGTCTGCGGGGATGAGGGCGCGGATGGCGAGTGCATGTTGCAGACAGTCCCAAGCGTATGACTTCGCGTTTCGGTCTAGTCCATTACCCTCGTCTTCCCCCCACTTATCTACGTAGTCCTTACCATGTCGCTCAATTAGTGCTGCCGCCTGCTCAAGCGCCTGCGCGACGGCGAGGCTGTCTGGTAGAGAAGCATTGCTCAAATATTCGCGCGACATGCGAACAGAATCACATAACAGTGCAATTAGCGCATTGTCTGGAGCGATTTTAGCCTGTTCCTCGACGATGTAGTGCTCGGCACGCCTTACGTGCTCAGCGATGGTCTGCTCCATCCAGTTGCCACCGACTATTTCTTGCTGGTCGGCTCTGCCAGTGCGGTCGGTGGTCATCAGTTGAATCCTTGTATGTATCGCGTAATGCGTTCTTCAGTCGGGTTGTTCATCAACTCAAATATTCCTAATTGAGCTAGAACACCACCAGCAGATGTTTTCGTTTCCTCGTGCTTGTTTAGATCCGAAAGCATTGAAGTAACCGCCTGGTTGAAGTCGCCAACCTTCACATATTTCATTGCTCGCTCTTTGCACAGTTGCAAGTGTTCTGCTCGTGCCATTTCGTCCTCCAGGTTGTCCAGCAAACGTGGCACTTGTGCCTGTAGCCGTAGCACCAGCGTTGGAACGGTGCTGCACCGCAGCGCGGACACTTGGTCATGTTATTACCTTTAGTCCTCTCAGTATTAGCAGAATGCCGTTGACGGTCAGACATATGCCTAACCCTGACATTGCGATACCGGCGATATACAGCAAGGCGAATCGTATGACCTCGGTCATTGTCCTTTCTCCTCATCTTTCAACCGTTCGCCGAGAATCACCAGAGCTTTGACCTGCCCCGGCCTACAACCAACCAACCTAGCGATATGACGCGTAGTAAAGCCTAACGCGCGCATCTTGGCGGCACGTTTGGCATCGGCGTGCGCCCGTTTTCGTGCTCCTGATCCAGGCATCACATTCTCCTTACACCATCAATTTGGTTTCGCGGAGTATGGCCCGTGCAGACTTTGAGGTCGTCTTCAGTAGCGACGAGTCTCAGCGCCAAGGCATCCCAAGCGCTTCCAACTCGGTCGCCAACTGCGCGGTAGCTTCCCTTAGAGATTCGAGTGTGGTCACTTCCAGACCGACGTCTTCTGCCATCTGAAGGATAGCTGCCACGCGCCTGTCGAACGCATTCTCGGATTCTTTCATGCCTTCCAACTCGCGTTTGGCGTCGGCGAGTTCAGCTTCCGCTTTTTCTGCGCGTTCGTGTGCAGCCTTCAGCACTTGCGCCAGGTCTTCTTCGCCAATGCCTAGATCGATTGGCGGCGGAAGATGCATTGGGTCGAATGTACCCAGTATCCATGCCCTGAGCAGTTCGCGCGCCCGGCCGGTACTGATGGTCCATTCCTGCACGGCGCTCAAGATCGGTTGCGCGTCTAGGGTATCGAGCCCGAGAAGAGTCACGGCCCGAATATTTGCCTTGAACGCCTCGGTGGATTCGTGCATCAGTTGCTTGCGCTCGGCCACAAGTTCGCACCACGGGCAAACGGAATATGCACCAAAGCCGATGTACGCGTGCCCCTTGTAGCATTTGAGAATTGGTGTATCACTCATATCGAACCATCCACAAGAACGTACATCCACCGTGTTTGGTCATCAGCGGTGTCGAGCGAATCTACGATAATACGTATGGTAGCTCGTTCGTGATCCTTCCACGCTCGGTACGCGACGTATATGCTGTACAGCGATAGGTCGCTCATAACCCCTCCTCTTCCGCGACGAGCGCGGCCAGGTCTAGAAACTGGAACCGCGCGCCTTGGCGCTGTTTGATGTCGTGGAATTCGGTGAACTCGCGATTTCCCAGAAAGTCCACTCCACATCGGTTCACGAAAAGCAGAATGTCCCAGCACGAAAGAGAACTGGCCATGGAGGCATGCGCACGGCGGATGGCGTCGCACGAATAGTCGTCCTCGAACGGATTGAGTTCTTCATCCGCCGCACGTCGCAGGACTTCGCTTATTTTCATGGCTTCTCTCCTCTGATCAGCGCCCCCTCGGCTTCAGATCCCTGCGATTCCAGTTCGGCGACTGACAGCGCGGACACTTCACCGGAACACCCGCCAGCCGCGGAATCCAGCCGTGCCCGCAACGCAGGCACTCCCACCTCGGCAATTCAATCGGCTTCGACGTTGCTCTTTTTGCCGGTTTCATGCCACTCACATCGGCTCCAGATGCTTCAGTTCCCCGCGCACGAAATACGCGGAGAAGTTCATGTGCTGAAATGACCCGCTGTAGAATCTGATCTCGCCAGTCAGGATGACACGCTCCCAGCGGTACTTGTACGGCTCGCCCATGCCTGCTCGTTTCCTGATGTTCATGTTGGCTTTAGTTGCCCGATCTTCAAGCCTACGCATTCTATTGTCTACATCGTAGGCTTGGTGCCACAGTGTCCCGTCCTCGCGGATTTCGTAGAGGTCCAGAGACTGAGCGTTCGTGTCCTTGGTCTGGAACTCCAAGTCGTTCACACCCTCGACACCGTCAACCGGCAGCGGGTACTTGCAGATGAGATAATCGGATAGTTCCATGGTATATACCTCCTTGCTCTTTGACGTTCGTGGAAAAATTTGGCTCACTTCCGCCAATTGGTTGTCTATCTGCTTTTGGTCTCGCTATTTCTTAGCGGCTGTCTTCCGGGGTCCGGCGCGCTGGCCTTGAATGGTTTTCTCTAAGAATGTGGCGCGCTGCAAACATGTGGTTGTCTTGCCTACTTTGGCTCGCTTCCGCGCCCTGGTTGTCTCAAGCAGTGTGGCTCCTGGTGGCCGGGATCTGTCCTGACCTCGGCGAATAGAGGGGATGCGGATCACAAACTCTCCGATTCCTCCACGATGACCTTATATTATCATCATGGAAACGATTGTCAAGCCCCTTCCACATCCGCGCGCGCGTAACAGTTTTTTGAAACCCGGCTACCACCAGTATCAGTCAAGCATCTTGTTCACGTCAAAACCCGGCCCGACGTGCACACCGGCTCGCGTAACGGCTTCGCGAAAGATCCGTGCGGCAAAAAGTGTGGAGGGAGAGGGAAGGACAGCCCCAATACTGATCTCGCCATGGGGACCCCTGCTGAAGAGACATCGGTTTTCCCCGACGGTCGGGGCGGGAGCGATCGCGGGTGAGGGCGGATCTAGGCGGGCCAGGGCTTGGTCGGATCTGGCGTCGAACTGGGGATAACTGCGGGGATATCCTGTGGATATGTGGGTGGAGTGCCGATAACGGGCGTTATGTCAAGCGCGTCCTGCCCTGCCCGATCCGTAGGCAACTGATCGATGACCCGGCCGCGGATGTCGGTCGTCCTGCCATCGACAATGAACGTGAACGAGGCCCTGAGCAACCCTCCCCCGGGCGCCACCTGGCCGCCGAACTCGGACGGGAATCGGCGCTCAGCCACCCACTGCCAGTATCGGGCCGTGCGTTCGGCAATCTCGGCGGACACCTTGGCGACCTTGGCCAGGCTGTCCCCGAGGAGGGCCCACTTTTCCATTTTTCCGCCGCCGACTTGGACCATTTTTTCATCGAGAATCATCTCGGTCGCGGCCTGAGCGTCGGCTTGGGCGCCCTCGAGGGCCCGGCCGGCAGCTGACATACGTTCGCCGACGTGTGTCCGCAGAGCGTCCGTGTACTCCTGGTTGGCGCCAGCGATCAGCCAACCACTGAGCGTTGCGCAGCTGATCCCGAACTGCTCGGCGACCGCGTAAACGGGTTGGCCAGCCGCAATTAACGGTAGTGCGCGCTCACACATTGCGATTCGCTGCGACGCGGAATAGACGACGCGACCGCCAGTTTTGATCCCTAGCGGCGATAGGCCGTAGTATTCGCTATTCGGCCGCGGTCTATCTGGCCGAGATTTCGAGTTGGTCGCTACTGCCGTAGGTTGCTCGGCGTCGACGCTGGCATCAGAGTCGAACGCGGCTGGCATGCTATCGAGGATTGAAAGGTCCATCGGTAATGGCTTAAGAAAGACCCACCCCCCGGCCCCCTCCCTTATTGTACTGAGGGGAACCGTGAGGTGGATAGGTCAGGATTCTGGGCCAATGTGGATAACTTTGTCAATACCTGGTTCGGATTCCGGGGTTTCGCACCTGAGTTTGTGGATCAGGACGACTAGAGTACGAATAGGGACAAGGGGGGGGATGAGCTTGAGCTTGAGCTTGCTCTTGGCTCGGACGGTTCGGCGGGCGAACTCGACCGCAACGAGGCAGGCGGGTTTGTGCTGGTAGGGCCTGGGACGGCGGACCGCGACGACCAGGGCGATGCGCCCGCGGTAGGCGTCCGGGGTGCCTCGGCTGTCGACGCGCTCCCGGGTCGACGTCAGAAGGCCGTGCTGCCGGCATTCCGCTGCCAGCGCTCGGCGGATCGCTGCGGGGCGGCTTGCCGTGCCGCCGTGCTTGAGGTCGAGGGCGAGCCTGCAGACCAAGTCTAGGAGGGCGTCGACGTCCATTACTGCGATAGTGTGCACGGGATCGGCGGAGGGGTCAAAAAAATCGTCATCTGGCCTTGACACTGGCCCATGGGGATACTACTATGATAGTGTGATAGTACCCCGATGCTGGCGGGATGACCGGCACAAACAGGAGTAGCGAAAATGACCGAATACCGAGTAATTATCCTCCCGACCGGCGCGCATTACGACTGCGCTTCGTTGGACGAGGCCAACGATGTGTTTGACAACGCGCCGCAGTCTGACGAGGAGACCGGCCGGCAGATCACCGCTGACGGCATCGTTATACGGGAAGAGTAGATTCCCCCCCGTCACCTAAACCCAATGGAGAAAATCATGCGCAGAATGACCCACGCGGACGTGATCGCCGGCATCGACGCGATCGCGAAAAAGTACAAGCAACACACGCGTGACCAGATTCTTGGCTGGTACGCCGAGGGCCTGATAACCGAGACCGAACGCACCGTCTGGCTCGCGGAAATCGAGGAGCCCGCACCATGACCGAAACCCTTTCCGCCGGTTCGCGTGCCGCCGCTGATGTAGCGGCCTTGCTGCGCGCGAGGAATCCGTTGATCTGGATTACCAGTCGCGAGGAGGCGCGCGTTGAGCGCCTTCTGATGGAAGCGGCACAGGCGGCCCAGTACGAGCCCCGATTTTGGGACTGTGCAAACGGTATCACGGACTACGCCGGAGCCCCACAGGAAGGCGGCGCGAGCGGCACGGACCCGGCGCAGGCGATATCCGTTATCCGCGATAGTCGCAGGCGCCAAGTGTGGATACTGCGCGATCTGCCGGCGTGGTTGCGGGATCCAACCGTGAACCGTGCGCTGCGCTCGTTGGTCCGAGGGCTGACGCTCTCACCCAGGGACGAGGCGCGCGCCGTGATTGTGCTAACGCCTTCGAGCGAGGTCCCGCCCGAGCTGGCCGGGCACGCCGTGGTGATTGACTTCCCGCTCCCGGACCGCGCGGAGATAGCGCAGATCCTAGACGCGGCGATTGCCGCCCTGCCGGATGAGATCCGCGACCAGGCAGCGCCAAACGGCGCCCGCGATGCGGCGATCGATGCCGCCGTCGGGCTCACCGCTGAGGAGGCGCAAGCCTGCTATGCGAAATCGCTGGTCAGCACACGCCGGATAGATCCGGCCACGGTGGCCGCCGAGAAAAAGCGCGTCATCGCCAGGGAGAAGATCCTCGAATGGATCGATCCGATGCCAGGCGGGTTAGACGCCGTTGGAGGACTGGAAGCGCTGAAGGCGTGGCTCACCTCACGGCGCGCCGCGTTCGGCCCGCGCGCGCGCGCCTACGGCCTGCCTGCACCCAAAGGCGCCTTGCTCGTCGGTGTGCCGGGGTGCGGGAAGTCCCTCACCGCGAAGGCGATCGCTACCGCTTGGGGTATGCCCTTGTTGCGACTCGACATGGGCGCTCTTAAGTCGAAATGGGTTGGCGAAAGCGAAGGGAACATTCGCAAGGCGTTGCGCGTCGCTGAGACCGTTGCGCCGTGCGTGCTCTGGCTCGACGAAATCGAGAAAGCGCTCGCCGGCGCAACCCAGGGCGCAGCCGACGGTGGCACGTCCGCCGATGCGCTGGGTGCCGTCCTATCCTGGATGCAGGACCGGGCCGGCAGTGTCTTCGTTGTCGCGACCGCGAACGACGTAACCGCCCTGCCGCCTGAACTGCTACGCAAGGGGCGGTTCGACGAACTTTTCTTTGTCGACCTGCCGAGCGCCATCGAGCGCGGCGCCATCGTACAAGCGGCGCTACGGCAGTATGGGCGCGACGCTGGCCCCGGTGCCGAAATCTATCTAGCCGACGTGGCAACGGCTACCGCTGATTTCACAGGCGCCGAAATCGCCGCCCTAGTCCCCGAGGCCCTCTATTCAGCCTTCGCGGACGGTGAGCGCGCCATTACGACCGCCGACCTAGTCGCCGCGGCGGCCGCTACTGTTCCTCTCGCCCGCACCGCAGCCGAGAAAATCGACAAGCTGCGCGCCTGGGCGAAGGGACGTGCCCGGCCGGCGAGCGTCACCCCGATCACCAGGACGAGCAGCGCCGCGCGCGCGTTGGATATCGCCTAGAGTTTCCATTCTCGCGCCCCGGAGGAGGGGCGCCGGAATGCGGAATTCACCGCAGACTATTGTGGAGACCATGCCATGAAAACGTCAGTGCTGAAACCGGGCTACCTCGTTAGCCTGAAAACCTCCTTGCGTGGAGGTGTGAACTACGCCCGTATCGATATCGAACCCGACCACGAAACCGCAGACGGCGCCCGCGTCGCGAAATGGGAAACCCGGCGCGCCATTCCCGACCCTGAAGAGTTCGAGCGCGCCAGTTCGGCGCGATCCAAGGCGCGCGCGCTCGTGGCGTCGGTGTGCTGCACATCGAGCTTTGGCCTGCTCTGTCCCTCTTCCGATGAGGAAAAATTGTTCGATGCTATCGGCGCCGCGCGCGAAGTCGCGGACGCTCATAACGGCGGGGCCAGCCTTACCCGCGTCGAGGTGTTTGTCTTAGTCGGGCGCGTCGCGCAGGACGACGCAGAGGCCGCGCGGGCGATCGGCTCAGAAATCCGCGAATTGCTTGAGGCTATGCGTGCGGGAATCGCCGCGGCTGACCCACGCGCGATCCGCGAAGCAGCCACGAAGGCGAAAAATTTGGGCGCCATGCTGAGCGCAGATGTCGCCGCCCAGGTGAGTGGCGCAATCGTTGAGGCCCGCGCTGCCGCGCGCGCAATTGTCGCCCGCATCGAAAAAGCGGGGGAGACCGCCGCTAGCGTGGTCGCGCAATGCTCAACGGCGCGTATCGAGTCCGCCCGCTTCGCGTTCCTGGACTTGGACGAAGGCACCCAGGCAACAAGCGAGGCCCCGGCAGCGCGCGGGATCGATATCGATATCTCAGCGTCAGCCGCCGAAGTCTACGCGACACCGGCGCCGATGCTGGAGCTTTTCTAATGCCCTGCATCGCAGCGGCAACCACTCCCGAGGCGCGTGTGCGCCAGCAATCGGCAATCGAGCGCCTTGAGCGCGCCCTCGGGAGTAACGAGGCGCAACTCGTCATCGGTGCGTCCGGGTCCATCGCCTTCAAGGGCTGGACCGATCGCGCCGGAGTATCCGACCTGTGCGCTTACCGCAAGCTCGCTAGTTCGAATAGCGCGACCTTGCGACGCGCCATCATGCGCGCCGAGGCGATGGCCGGTCGGAAGATCGACGCGCGCGCCATCGCTACAGGACACCATTCGCACGACGGAGGTGCTACCTGGGGCACGCACTAGCAGTTCAATCCTCATTCTCGGCCGGCTGGAGACCGGCCCGGAATGCGCGATTGGCGCAGATACAAGGAGACACTGACATGACCAAACCGCAACATACGCCGGAGCCGTGGGAAAACGCGGGCCGTACCATCTATACCGTGGGCGGGAACTGCATCGCATCGGTATGGTGCGAGCGCGACATGGAGGACGGATTGATGACGATTGAAACGACCATCGACGACGACGAAGCGGCTGCCAATTCCGCGCGCATCGTCGCCTGCGTCAACGCCTGCACGGGGATCGACGATCCCGCTGCCCTTCGCGCACAGGGGGACGGCAACAGCCTCGGACCCTTTCAAATGATCTATGAATGCCGCAAGTGCGGTACCGAAGCAAATCACAACACACAGTATGTCAGCATGACCGACTTCATGTCCTCGTTTTTCATTCTGGAGGAACCGCTTAGCGAGTACCTTAGGCGCATCTGCATTAAATGCGGGCATGTTGTGTTACAAAAGTGCAGGGAGGAATGATGCTCAGCGAACAAGACCTATCCGTAATCAAAAGTATCTCTTTGTCCGGTCTCAATCCCTTTGATTTCAGGGCTTCATAAAAACCTACGCCCGGCAGCATGGCGGGGTCGTCTATGCGGTCGACGGCCCCGACGACCCACAGCAACAGTCAAAGTCAAGGAGTTCCAATGCCGTTGATCCTGCTACGCCAGCCCTCACAGATCATCTTGGCTTCTGACCGCGGTACCGGGTTGACGCGGCGCGAGGCGATCGTGCCAGGCACCGGCGAGCATGAAGCGGCTCAAGCCGAGCGCTTGATGATGTCGTACAACAGTTGCGAAGCGCTCAGCGTGTCGCGGCTGGCGAGCTTGTCCCGTCCTGATCTGAGCGTACCTCTTCAGGACATTCTTGCCGTGCTCGATTTACTCGTCAAGCACAGCCCGAACGAAGTCCACCGCATGCTGCAAATCGTAAGGAGACCTAAACTATGAGCGCTAGAGAGGGAATTGTCTATCTCAAACACACAGATTCGAAAGGCCACAGTTACATCGAAGCGCATTACTGCTGGGATGTGGAGCGCTTCCTGCAACACAGTGACGAGGCGGCCCGTGCCGAAGGCGGCAGCATCAGCGTCGCTACGGCTGAAGACTATCGCAGACAGATGTTAGCCGATGCGCGCAAATCCTGACTTCCGTCAAAGGCGCCTGCTGTCGGTGCTCGCCCATGTCGGCGTGGTCTACGCCGAGGCTAGGCGCATCGGCGCCAGGGCACAAGAGAGCACCTGCGCGAGCACGTACTATCTTCGCTTACTCGTTGCCGCCGGCCGAGTCCAAGCTCGTTACAACTGGCGCCGGAGACATTACGAATACAGGTTGATCGTGACAAGGAGGAAGAAATCATGAACGAATTGGGGTTAGAACTCGCCATCGTATTAGCGCATCTTCGCCGCTGGTGGGTCGCGCGCACGCTGCGCGCCACCTACCGCAATATCGCCATGTGTGAGCGCGAACTCGCGCAGGCGGACGCCGATGCCGAGTTCTATACACAGCTGCTGAGCGAAGCTCGGTTGCGGATCTCTCGCCTTCGACATGAGCGGCGCACCTCTACACGCAATGCACCGCAGCGGGGCAGCCGATGACCTGGGATGATTTCAGGCGTCAGTTGTCCGAGCGTGGACTCACGCAAGCGGAGTTCAGCCGCCACACCGGGTACGATGAGCACACCATCAGTCGATGGCGTCACCGTGCCCGCGGCGTCCCCAAATGGGTTACTACGTGGTTGCGCCTGTATCGAATACCACGGGTAACGGCAGATCGCTAAGGGCGTAGCGGGCCCCCTCGACCCCGTCGATGTTCAGGCCGATGCTCTTGGCCGACATCAGGGAGAGCATTTTCTGGTTGCGCGCTGCCACGTGCTTCGCGATCTCGAAGAGGTTGAGCTTGTGTTTCGTAGTTTTGACCGTGGTGATCGTCCTGCCGAGTTGATCGGCCGCAGCGTAGCCGACAATGACAATCATGACCTGCTTGTCGGCTTCGCGCTCGGCGCGCTTTAACTGGCCGACGTACTTGCTGAACTTGGTCGCGTTAAAGAGCGTATCCGGGCTCAACCACTTCCTGTTTTCCTGATCGGTTCCCCAGTCCGCTGTCTTGGCGTCGATGACGGCGCGGCATAGTTCCTCCGTGGCGCCTTCGAGTAGCCTCGAGGTGATCAGCTTGACGTGCGCCTTCGCGCCTTCGTACTGGAACCCAGCCCGCTGGTTCAGGTACTCGATCAGGCGCCGTGCTGTTTGCTCGGCTTGGCGGCGTTCCTCGTTGGGGGGTAGGGGGGTGTCTTTATTATTGGTTATTGGTTCTTGGTTAGCTTGCCCTTGAGCTTGCCCTTGAGCTTGAGGTGAACCCCTCCCATAAGCTTGGCTTTGGCTGGGGATAACAATCATCTTTCGGCGACTCGATGTCATACCTCCAATGCGCCCTCCTGCTATCCGTTTTTCGTTCAAAATCCTGTACTTCTCTATCTCGGCGTCGCACTTGGCATGTCTCCAGTAACCGTCCTGCTGGTAGAAAAATCGCGCCAGCATCTTATCCACAGTCACCTGCTCCTCTGGTGTCAGGGCGCCGGCGATCCGGTAGGTTGCGGAAGCATAAGGTATAGCATAACCTTGCTCGGTCGCGTAGTAGTGGTCCATCAGTCGGTCGTACGCGCCCATTTCTGCGAGCGTCAGCCCAGACGTGGCGGTTGTGACGTCGCCGATGTGCCGCGTGTACCACTTCATGCAGTCAGGCTCTGTGACGTGGACCGACGCTTGGCCAGCCCACGGGTCGCTATCAATGAATGCTGCGTTCAGCGCGGCTTCTTGCCGCCGCCCCTGCCCTTACCTTTTTGCTTTGGCTTGGCCATACGGATCACCTCCTTTCGGTCGTTGTGGTTAATTAAGCTGCCTGCGCTTGCGCCTGCGCGAGCGGGTCAGCGTTCCCGTCCTTCATCCAGTACGATGCCCCGAGTCCAGCAGTGGCCAAGTCTGGCAGCTTGTCTCTCGACGATACCGTCATGGCCACCAGGAAGTACAGCTCCTCGTCTGACGCCAACATGTCGATGAGCCCGTTGCGGCCTTCGGCATCCAAGATATCGGCGCCGTCGAGGACGACGAGAACGGAACCATCGAGCTTTGCGATCGCCACCTGCAGGACTGCCCGGGCCCGCCACTTCTCGGATTCCGAGCACAGATAGTACGGGCGCCCGCCGTAGACGATGTCTAAGTCGTCGTTCAGCGCGACCAGTGGATACCCGGCAGCCCGGCAGAGCGGGTCCAGGTATTCCCCGTTGAAGCGGGTCAAGGCTTGCGCCAGCTTCTGCCGCCGCAGACCGTCCGGTGCCAGAATCTCGACAATCTTCAACTGCTCGACGATCTCACGATAGGCCAGATCGGCGTGCGACTTGGCTGTCATCGCCGAGCGGCGCTGCTCCAGGCTTGCGTACAGGTCCCTGGCGATGTCCAGAGCTTCTTGGCTACCCGAGCGCTTGCCAAGGGCCCGCCAGCGCTCCGTGGCGCCAGCGACTGCCCCTAGTTTCATTTTGAGCCCTTGCAGTTCCTTCCCGGCAATATCCATGGCGAGACCGGCCTCACCGGCGGTTTTCTCTGCTGCACTGCGGCGACACTGTAAACCGACGACCTGATCGGCACTCAGCGACGCCTTCTTGACACCCTCAGCGCCGGTCTGCAACGGTTTGCTGCAGTGCGGGCATTCAAAGATGCGCGGTACGACGATGACCTCGACGGTCTTTTTGCAGTTCTCGTACTCCTGGCGGGCGCGCTGATGTTCGAGTTCCTGCTTCTGGACCGCGGCGAGCAATTCTTTTTCTTGTTTGGCCTGCTCCCCGATGTGCTGGAGTTCTGCGGTGTCCACCGCCAGAGCGCCGATCGCGTTGTCGACCTGTTGCTTCGCCGTGGCACACTGTTCCTCGAGCTGGGCCAGCGTGGTCTGGTTGAGGTCCGCCGGAAAGTCCGGGGGCAGCCAACCGGCAGCCTTCTTCAGGCCGAAATCCGTCCCGGTGGCTGCTTCCCAGCGGCCCTTGATCTTGGCGCCGCGTTCGCGTGCCAGCCGGTGCGCGACATCCCATCCCTGCTGTCGGATCTGGCTCCACGTCTCGTTGGCCGTGTCGACGCCGAGCCCGACATCGGTGCAGGCGAGCAACAGGTGCTGTTGGCTCGGTGCGGCATCCAACAGGACCGACAGAAACTTTTGGCGCTCGACGTCTTCCATTTCCGCCGGGCTGATCAAGCCCGCCGCGACCTTACTGGAGACCGGCGGTTCCCCCTCACTCTTGATCTCATGTCGGGGCCAGCCGACGGTTGTCCGGCCCGAGCCGGATGTGAGGGTGATGACACCTGTGTCCATGCCACCGCGCACGAGCCCCTTGGCGTCGGTCTTGGTCAGCAATGCCTTGTCCGGGCGGGTGCTGCGAAAGAACGGGATCGACTCCATGGTGAGCGCTGCGGCGACGGCTTGGCAGACGCTCGACTTTCCGTGAAAATTGTTGCCTCCGATCAGCGCGATCGGATCGATTGTGATATCGGCGCGTTCGGCGCCCCTGAATCCCTTCACCAATGCCTTCATCATTTCCTGCTCCTTGTTCAAAGTTTGCTGCGTAGCCACGGTCTGGCCGTAAGCTGGCTGCATGCGTCCAAGTAGGCGTAGTGCACCGTCAGGCCGCGACCTATGACCGTGGGCTCCTTGCCCTCGATTTTGACCTTCCAGCGTCCGTTACTCTTGGTCCAGTAGACGCTGATGCGCCAGACGCGCTCCATCAGTCCGGGGTCTTGCGCACCGGCCAATCCCGCATGGCTTGTGCGATGTGTCTGGCTTCATCGCACTTTTCCTTCGGGCAGCCGCGTTTCTCGGCGCGGTTCGCCCATTGTTCGACGAGCCCGTCGGCTGTGAGATCCTGCGCCCGTAGAATGAATATCGGCTCATCGGCGAACGCCTTGTTGAGCGTACTTGTCGGGTCGGTCAATTCAAAGTTTTTCGTGCCCATGATTTCCTCTCGAAATTAGGTGGAGGCGCCGACCGGATTGGTTGCCGGTCAGTGCCTCTCAAGAGTTCCCGGAGACCAGCGTTCCCTTGAGTCGGTGCTGCGCGCACCCCGCGGCGCCCCCGTTGATCGTCAGTCCGGCGAAAACAGGGATCCGCCCCCGCGTCTGCCGCGCTTTGCCGGCTGCGGCTTGGCTTCCTCGGCGACTTCTCGCTCCGGAGGACCGGCATGCGACTGGTCATTCGTCGGCCATTCAGAGTCCATTTTCGCTTCCGAAAGCGGTTCTTGGTGTGTGGCTTGGACCGACGGCATCGGTGTCACGATGGCCACGTAGCGGTCTCCGTCCTCGGAATACTCACTGATGCGATACTGAGCGTTCTGGAAGTCGACGATCAACCCGGTGTCAATGCCGCGGACTTGCATGCTGCCCAGCGCCTTCCCTGACGTGAGAAACAGGTGAACCGACTTCTCCGGCGCGCTCGGTTCTTCGGTCCTTGCTTGAGGTGGGGCTTCTTGTGGTGCCTGCGGTTTCGCTGCCGGTGCCGGGGCGGCTTGGCTTGGTTTCGCGGTGCCGCGCCTGGGCTTGGTTTCCTGTTCGTGCTGCGGCTTCGTTCCCTCGTCGTCGTCAGGCCAGACATCTTCCGGGTTGACCATGCCGTCGATGACCCCGCGCAGCTCCGTGTAAATCTTCGCCATGTCCGGTACCGTCCAGTTGGCCGACTGCCGGCCGTAGATACGCTCGACGCGCCTGCGATCGATCTGCAACTTTTCCAGTTGCTGAACGATGTAGGTGCGCGCCTCTTCTGGACTCTTCGCGATGCGTCCGACGATGGCGCGTTTGGCCTCCTCGACGGTGAATTCCGAGAGGGTCTGCAGGGCGTTCGTGACGACGTTGCGGATGGCCTTGGATTGGCCGATCTGCAGGATCATGTCCATGGCGCGCTGCTCGTCTTCCATGCCGACCTTCTGCGCTTTGCGCTGCTGGTAGGCGCGCGTCATGTTGGCCCCGGTTTCCAGGTCGATGAACCTGGCATAAAACATCCAGTGCGCGCCCTCGTCGCGGACCCTGACATCGACGACGCAATTCCCGAATTCGCGCCAGAGGTCGTTGGCGAGCTTGATGGTCGGGCCCTCGATTCGCACGACGCGATTGTTGCGCCGGTCCTTCACGTCCCAGCCGTAGACGTACTTGTCCCCTGCTGCGGCGGCGAGCGCCCGCATGCGTTCCATGATGAGCCCGTACTTGCGCGGCTGCGGCACGCGCTGGGCGACGATGAATTCCGCCTGTCCCATGGGTGGCATCTGCGGCGCCGCCACTGGGAGGTTTTGCAACTGATGGCCTGCGTTATCGAACGCCGAGGCGTCCAATATTTGAGCCATTGGGTCCATTGTCTGCTGATTCATGCGTTTGTCTCCTTGTTGAAAAGTCTCAGCCACCACAACGGCGGCCAATGCCACTGCATCCACCATGCTCGTACGCTGACATCGCCACGTGTTGACAGCGCGGAATGGTCGTCGTCGGGGGGCTCCTCGACAACTTTCAATAACCGTTCTCCTTTCAGCATGTAAACGTCTTTATGTTCCAGCCACTCCATTCCGATCATCGTCTGTACTCCATGCAAAAATCAGTATGCCTGCAAGGACAAAATTTGTCGGCGCACAGTACACTATTCGGATTCGCCGGAAACACCATGTTATCTCCGGTCGCGATAAATTCGTCGTACATCTGCTCAACCCGTGCAACCGCATTCGCGGCGACGCGCTCGGCCAAGGCGACATCGTAGGCGATCTCGACCGGCGCTGGCTGCTCGTCGTCTACCTTGACGCGCGCAATGTAGTCCTCGATGATGTGCTGCACCGATCTTCCGCCAGCCCGTACCAGCATGCTGTAGCATCCGTATTGGGCGAGATTCGAGCGCGCCGTGACCCCGGTTTTCAGATCCCGTATGCCATCGTCTGTCAGGTCGATGCCTCCGGAGAGCACGTTACCGCGTCGGGTCCTGCATTCGATGCGCTGCTCGACCGCGATTGGAATGACGCGATTGGCTGTCGTACCACGATAGGCCCGGTATTGCCTCACCACCTGCCGCTTGCCGGTGCCTGCATTCGGCGTCGTTGCATCCCAAGACACACCATAGCTGATCTGCTTGCCGAATTCCTCGACCCCGCGGTCCTCGTCTTCGCTCTGGTTGCCCAGTTCACCGGTCGCCATCTTCGCCGTCATGCAGGAGGCCACCGCGCTGTGCGTCGCAGTGCCGACGCTGGCGCCGACACTCGAGGCGATCTGGCGCAACTGGTAACCGGCTGAGACGATCTCGACCGGAAACGAGCGTGCTGCTTGACGCCGAGCACAGTCAAAAAACATAGGTAGCGACGATGGGCGGATGATGAAAGTCATACCTTTTTGATCAGTCTTCGCAGCGTTCTTTGCATTCTCTGGCGTTCAGTAGGAATGCGCTCCTGCTGGCGCCCGACTGCATCCAGCAATTTTCGCACTCTTTGTTCGGCGAGCATTCTTTGACTCGTCCCAGGGATCGCCCTGAATGTCTCGGCGTTCCTGTCAAACGCGGCCTGCCCGCCGACACCGCGCGACCACTTCATCAGGCGCCATGCGGCAAACTCGCGCCAGCGCCAAAACAGTTTGGTCAGTTTTTCTCGGATCAAGATTCCACCCATTCCTGAAATGTCATCCCGCACCTCGGACACCTCGTTTCTGCGTCCGGCGTCTTGGGCCACTGGTGAGCGCATGGGCCCGCCACTCCCACCGTCTCAGGCTCGACCGTGTGCTGCGATGGCGCCTCGCTAGCACTCGACACATCCTGCTCGACGATGAGAGGGCGGATTTCACCCGTTTCGTGATCCTTTATGGCGTAGTTTTCGTCCATGGTGAAGCGCGGCTTGTTCCCGGGCAGCATCGCGTCGGCGTCTATGCCCAACTGGCGACACCGCAGCTCGAACAACTCCTGCCAGTCGTCGTCCTGGCCCGCCTCGCGTCGTGCCTCTCGCAATGCCCGGATCGCGGTACGGTGCTTGAGCAGATCAACCGGAGCGCCGTGTTTTCGCGGATTGGTCGCGACGGCATCCGCTATGATCTCCTCCGGCGTGCGGTCCGGGAGGATATCGTCCGCATCGATGTGTTCGAGAGTGTTGGCCATTATGTCAGTTCCTCGGCTGCCCCGCGCAAGTTGTCGTCCATAACGGCCTTCGATACTGGCGGACGCGGAAACGATCATCAGGATTCTGGCGCTGCCACGCGTGCTTGTCATATCGCGCGGCATCACGAGTCTGGTCAACACTGACAGTCGGCACCCATCGGCGACCAATATACATCTCGACCACCCACACTCTATTCACTCGTTTCATCATTTCTCCCATGCCCACATCGGCATCAGCAGCCCGAGGGCGTCGCCTTTACGAATCCATGCGGCATCCTTATGACCGCCCGGAGATATCTCCCAGCCGGGAATGAGCGCGAGATAGCAGTGTGCGAATCTCGCATCGCCTATTGCTGTTTGCACCTCGCGGTCAAGTCGCTTGCCGGTCCCATTGCAGTAGCCGCACGGATGGCTATTGCCATCCCCACAACTGCACTCATGGAAGCCACTGCCATCACAGGAATGGCAGTCGTCTAACGGCATTGCGACTGTCGGAACCGACTGCCACTCGCAGTCGCGCCCATTTTTCTCGAATATTAGGGCTGCATCAGGCGCGGCGGGGCAATTCTCGACGCCATCAATCGCCGGCACGCGGACGAGAATTTTCCCGTTTGTCGCCCAGGTATAGTCGCCACGGGTCCACGGCACCGCGAGGTTGGCCCGACCGGGGTCGGTCGAGCAAAACGTCTGGAGTTCGTCGAGGGTCATGGTCGATTTCCAAGATTGACGATCTTTTCTTCGGTCGGTGCTGGCAACATCTTTTGCTCCTCAGCGGTTTCCAGGATCGTTTTGCCGTTCGGCAGGAGTATCTGTCCGAGAAACGCACCCTCGAAACTGAGCACCCCGGTTTCAATCGCCGTGATCTGGCCCTTGATCCAATCGCGCAGAATCGAGTAGACGGCCTTCGCGCCGATCTCTTTGGCTTTACGCTCGTGTGCGATTTTGCTGACGCGCGTCCATGAATTGTACGGATGCTCTTTCAGCCATGCAGCGGCGTATCCTGAAACACTTGCCTGCACACTTACCTGTCGGCCTCGATAATCGAACTGCACCAGCAATACGCCCTTGTCGAAGTCCATCATGTGACCGAACTTACCACAGCCGAATCCGCGCAGGATTTTTTGCATGTCATTGATGGCGCGCTCGCCGCTCGTCGCTGTTTCGTAGGGTAAGCTCATCAGCACACCTTCTCCGACATCGCGAGCGCCGCGCGCAGCATCGGCAGGATGATCGTCTCGCCCGTACCGTTCGTGCCGGTGACGCGCGGCTCCAGATAGGCCAAGGCTTCCGTGGTGGCAGCGCGCAATGCCCGAAGCTGAGCTTTCATGTCGTCGAATTCGCGACTAGAAATTAGGATTGCACCATGGTCAATCATCGCCTGACCCCCAGCGCTGTGCAGACGGCCCATCTGAACTCCGGCGAGCCGTCTTCCCCTGCCTGCCAGACCCCAGTCTTGGCGAGCACCGCGGAACGCTGCATGCGGTACGTTTCCGCCTCGATCGCGGCAGTCGTTTGTCGTTGCTGCTCGGCTACGAACAGGTCCTGCTCGCTGCGCCAGTAGTTGGCGATTCCGAAGGTCACAGCAGCCCCTCCGACTAGGACACCAAGCAGAAAAACGGGAACGATTTCGTACTTCCGGTAACTCGTAGAGGGTACCTCTGGATTGTACATAGTTAGTCCCGCCGCTTTACAGCTTATCGATCTCTTTGCCGCACGCTTTGATGAACTCATATGTCAAATGCGGAGGCAGCGTGATGTTCTCTGGCAGAATCGCGCCCCCCAGGTAGACTAGGCCACCTACCGTTTGCGGCAGCGCGATGTTCTCTGGGATAGTCGCGCTGCTCAGGTCGAGCCAGCGACCCACCGTCAGCGGCAGCGCGATGTTCTCGGGCAGAATCGCATAGCTCAGGTCGAGCCAACCGTCCACCGCCAGCGGCAGTATTATGTCCTCGGGCAGAATCGCGCCGCTCAGGTTGAGCCAACCGCTTACCGTCTGCGGCAACGTGACGCCATTAAGATCACAGCAGCTCAGGTTGAGCGATCCGTCGGTCGTCTGCGGCAGCGTGACGCCATTAAGATCACAGCAGCTCAGGTCGAGCCAACCGCTTACCGTCTGCGGCAACGTGACGCCATTAAGATCACAGCAGCTCAGGTCGAGCCAACCGCTTACCGTCTGCGGCAACGTGACGCCATTAAGATCACAGCAGCTCAGGTCGAGCGCACCACGTATCGTTAGCGGCAGCGTGACGCCATTGAGATCGCAGCCGCTCAGGTTGAGCCAACCGCTTACCGTCTGCGGCAGCGTGACATCTTTCAGGTCGCAGCAGCTCAGATCAAGTGATCCACCCCAGTGGTCCTGGCAGCAAAAGGCAAGGGCGTCGACTGCGTCTTTACCGACGTAGAGGATTCGCGCCACCTGCACCTTGATTTTATTGCCATCGACGCTGATCCTCCGACCAGCGGTCTCGCAGAACACGAATCTGGTGCCACTCGATGCATAGCCCATGCCGCCCGGTCCCTGCCCGAATAGCCCGCCAGACGTGCAGTCGTCTTTTGTTTTCTTGCTCCATCGCTGGCAAACAGTCCACTGGCCAATTGGAGCCCAAATGAACCCGTTATGCCCGACACCGTTCATGTCGGTGCGTACCATCCATCGGTCGCCAAGAGCGGCGAGTAGATTTTTGTCGATGGTCATTCTACGGTCTCCTTGTGGCTATGCCGATTGGCTTTCGGCGATATGTGTTGTATTATGAGGATAAGCTATGTAGAATGCAAGTATTATTTTAGGAGCCCCCATGCGCCCACCCCGAAAAGTGACCGCCCGCCCGATTACGGCGCCTCAATTCTTCCGCCAGCACATCCTGCGGATGACCGTCTCTGAGCTTGCCGCAGCCCTGCAGATCAGCGGCCCGGTCGTAACCCAGTGCGAAATCAGGGGAAAATTCCCGATGCGGCACTACGAGACCCTGATTCGAATGGCCAAGGAGCGCGGTCGCAAGATCAAACTGTCCTGGCTTGAGCGCGTTCCGTGGGCTGACGACGTGCCCAGTGACTAAATGGTGCGGTGGCTTGGCATCGAGACTGTTCGCCGGCTGGAGGCGCAGGGCCGGATCAAAACTCATGTCCTGCCCCAGGCCCGGCTTGCCTACGCCGATGCCGAGTTGACCAAGCTGGGAGTTCCCGCGGTCCTCTTGGCGACACCGTTGGTTCGCTTGGATCTGCCGATGCCACCCTCGGCCAACAAGTATTGGGTTCCGGTGCCGACGTTCTCGGGGTCCGGCAAGATCATCGCAAGACACATCCTCAGCCGCGACGGGAAATCCTATCGGCGCGAAGTCTGGCTGGCCGTGCGGCAGGCTGGGATTCGCTCTGCCTTGGTCTGTCGGCTGCGCATGGTTACCGTGCTCCACTTTCGCACCCGCGGCATTGCCGACATCAAGAATCGCTGCAAGTGCTTGGACGATGCGCTTGCGTATGCCGGCGTCTACGTCGACGACAGTCAAATCGACCACGGTGAGCAGATCCGCGGTCAGATCGTGCGCGGCGGGCGCGTCGTCGTCTACCTGTACGAGAACGACTCGCCCTACCCTGCCTATCCCCCTACGGCGCCTCAAGCGGCGGGCGTTTAGTCGCCGGATCGGCGGCCGGTCCACCACCCAGCCTGACGCCGTGATAGACCCACCAGGCCCGCAGCCATGACATCCCGTCCTCGCGCACCAGTCGTCTGAGAATCTTGTCGGCCGCCTCTCTGCAGTCCTGGCTCAATCGGCCCTCACGCATGAGCGCGTAGAGCGCGTCATGCACGAGGGAACCACGCATGAAATTCTTGGTGTCGATTGCTGGCCAACTTGGACCATCAAATGCATAGCCATCCGCAATGCGCAGTTTGCCCTTCATGTCGAGACGGATGTATTCCGTGATGATCGGCACCGGCGGTCGAATGTCTACCTGGATGCGGTAGGCTTGGGTGAGCTGGTACTTATAGCCCGATTTGTATCGAATCTTCTCTCGCTGGCGTGTATTCATAGCGGTAGGTGTTTGGAGTCGGTTTGTCTTGCGCCTGAGATTCGTTGTCCTTGAGCGCGCCTTCTTTCGTGGCCTCGGTCGTTTCCACTCCCGGCATCATCACGCTTTGCGTGACCGCCGGTGTGTTGTAGGAGGCCGTGGCCACCCAGTTCACATGCAGCCCGGAGCACCCGGACAGCATCGCCGCCGCCGTCAGCATGAACAAAACATTCTTCATCGTTTTCTCCCTGTGGTTGCTAGAGTGATCGCCTGCCCGTCTCGCGCATGAGCTGGGTAAGCAACTGTACAGCACCTGTTTCCCCGCGCTGTTTCCTGACGGCGCCGATGTAGGCTCGGCGGTCCTCATAACTCTGTCTGGCCAACCACCGCGCCTCGCAGGCTGCCTTGAATTCAGCCGTGTACGTCGCGCCCACGTTCCCGGGCGAGCAGTCCTCGCAGAGGCAAGCGCTCGACATCAACTATCCTCGGCGCCGTATTCGAGGTTGGCCGCGATCCTGTTGCACCAGCCGCGACCGAACCGATCGAATACCGACAGGCGCGCCATGTAACGCAATCGTTGGGCGTTGAGGTGCATGATCTGGTCGGTCTCACTCATCGCCTTGGCTGCCGCCGCACTGATTGGCCCCCAGTAGCCGTCATCGGCAACACCGAGCGCGGCCTGCAGCTTGCGTATTGCGGTCTCGATGCCGCTGTTGACGGCGAAGTCGAATGTCTGAAAGGCGACGCCATCATACAGCTCGTCGGCATTGATTCGGTGCCAGAAGTCCATCCGGTAAATCTGCTTGGCTCCCTCGCGGGTCAGGTGCTTGATGTCGACTCCGGGATAGCTGCGTTTGCTCACACCCCAATTCGTCTCTTGCCCTGGATCATCCGGGTCGTTGACATATCCACCTTCATGACCCAGCAAACGATCGAATGCGGTCTCGAAGTTCACGGTCGCCGATCGTCCTGATTGAGGCGCCCACGGACTTCGCGCAACTTGGAAATCGCACGATTGAGCTTTGCGCGCTGCACGTCGGTGCGCTTGTCCTCGGGCACGAGGTCGAGTTCGAAAATCTTGTCTTCGAGCATCTGCTTGCGCAAGTTGTCCGTCGCCCTCCTGGAATCCTTCTTGACGCTATCGGCGAGGTTTCGCAGGTCCACGGCTTTGGCATAACGGTCATCGGCGAACAGGGCAGCGGAAATGATGGTGCCGCAGAACAGCAGCACCCCCACGACAGCCTTGATGCTCGTTTCGCGTTGCGGCATGTTCATCTACGTCCTCCTTCCTTCTTGGTTTTTCTTGGAAAGCAAATGTACCCGCCCAGCGTCTTGATCGCCGTCGCCAGACAAAGATACGTCCACGTCAAAACGGCAATCAACATCAGGATAGGCGCTGCAACCAAAGCCACGGCTACGCTACCTATCGCTGTTATACAATTCCCCGATTTTCGCTCTTTGTGCTCGCATCTGCTTGGGGACACGTTTTTCCCTCGATTTCGGCCCGATCAACTCGGCTGTTATCGCCGCATTTAGCGACTTGTTCGTGATAGTGATGCGCTCGTGATCCGGTCTGCCTTCATTCCAAGCATCGATCTGCGCTTGGGTGGCGTCGATCCGCCGCTGGTACTCGGTGGCTGCTTTGGCGTCCCTGCGCTCCTCGGCGCGAATCTTCCTGGCATGGGCCACGGCCAGCCGATAGCGATAGGTACGCTTCATTTCGTTCAGTCCATACGACAGCCGACTTTTCGCGTATTCGGATTCTGTGATTTCGGCGATCTTCCGCGTCCTGGCGCCCAAGCCGCGCATGAGCACGTCCCAGTCGTTGATCTGGCTCTCATGTATGATCTTGTTGCCGTACTTCTTGCTGCGCAGCCCGCTCTCACGCAAGGCCGATGCCTCGAGCCAATTCTTGATGAAGTTCGGCGAGGCCGCGGCAATCGCAAGCTTCGGCTCGCCGCGCTGCGACTGTTCCAGCACGCCGCCAGCTCCCAAACCCCGCTTGATCCACAAGTCGAACGGAATGCCCAGCATGCTCGCCGGGTCCATGGGACTCGGCAGGATGTCGCCCATGCCGATCCTGCCGCTTATCTCAGGCGCGTGTTTGAAAGACCTGGCGGCGCCATAGGATGCAATCTCTGCGGCGCGCGGCGAACCCGTGATCTCGGTCACAAACTGGCGGAACTCAAGCTTCAGGTCTGTGTCAATGTCCCTCGTCGTCTTCGAGAGCATTTCGATGACTTTGCGGATATTCTCGGCGAACGGGAACGCCCACAAGCCCCCGGTGATCAGAAGCAGCGTCCACATGGCGAGCAGCGCGACTCTGCCGCGGTTGCCGTGCAGCCCAACCCCCAGCCTCGCGTACAACTCGATGGTCTGCCAACTGAACCCCTTGAACTGAACGATCGGCGCCATCACATGGCGGCCGGCTTCCGGGCGATTGCCTTTGCCCATTTCGTAATGCGTCTCATAGACGACCCATTCTGCGAAGACTCTGGCGAAGTCCTCTTTGGATGCCTGCCCGAGTTCACTCGCCGCTAAGGCGTTGTCCTGCAGGATCTCCAGAATCTTCTCGCGCATCCCGGATAATTTGGCGATCCGGTAGGCGGCAATATAAGTCACGATCCGGTTGTGCCTCTCGGCGAGCGTGAACATGCTGGCGAGCGCATCGATTGTCTCCCGCGACGCCTTGGAGAGCTTTCTCAACTGTACCTGCCGATGGTAGGCCGTACCCATCATTTCCATGGTCGCCAGCGGCACGAAGAAGCCTTCGTCTGAGGATAGCTTCATGTCCCGCTGCATGTCCTTCGGCGCCCTGGAGATATCGAATACTTCGTCGCTCTTGACCGCGGTGGCGCCGATAATCCCGCCGGCGACGGCACCGGCCGGTCCTGCTGCCCATCCTCCCAAAGCTGCGCCGAGCGCTGCGCTGCCTGCCAGTCGCATCGCCCCGGCGTTTTTCAGGACCAGCGGATTGATCATGGCAGTCGCTGAGGTGTAGGCGCGCGTCATTTCTAGACCCACCCTCCCCGGGCTGGCGAATTGCATCAGGTAGGGCACGGTGATCATCGGAACCTGCGACAGATTGACCATCGCGGTTGAGGGCACCGCCGCCAAGTAATAGACGTAGGCGACCTGCCTGAGATACTGGAATTCCTCGGTCGGCGAATTGATGTAGCTGCGGTAGCGTTGCGCGTACTGCCTCAATTTAGGCTTGCCGCTCGGTATTGCCTGGATCGCCGCGTCCCACTGCGGGGCGAACCGGCGTCTGGCCAGATAGCCGGCCAGCGACACCGTGTAATCGGCAAGCGCACGCTCGAAGTCGACGCTGTACCCGGCGATGTTTTGAGCGCCGAGGAAGTGCTTTCTGAAACCGCGCTTCTTCAAGGCGATTCTCATTCGTTCTTCGATGTCGTTGCGCACGGCTTCATCGACGAAGGCCATGCGCATGAGCTGATCGAACGCAGGCATGTCGATCTGCGGCGCCTCGGCACCCGTCACGAGATCGAACGGCTTCGATACCTCATAGCCTTGGGATGCCGGGAATTCTTTGCGCAAGGCGTCCAAGCGCTTCTGTACGCGGCGCGTCTTGCGCCAGCGCTTGAAGTCTATGCGTGGTTCTTCGAGCGCCTCGAAATGCGCCGTCCGGTCGTCTTTGCTCACTGCGATACCGACATTGCCGAACCGGGTGAACGGCACATAGCCGCGCCGCTTGCTCTGGTGGATTTCCTCAACCTTGTCGGCCAACCATTTCAGTTGATCGCTTTCTACTTTCGGCATGCCAGCCTTGATTGCCGCGAGCACCTGTTTTGCCGTCTTGACGGTCTTGGGATCGAGTCCGGCCTCAAGCACAAGCTCGGCGATGAAACGATCCAGCGCCTTGTCCATGGCACGCCTGACGCTCCAGTAGGCAGACTTCTGTCGGTCGGTGAGCGTGATGGTCTCGCCGACCTTTGACAATTGCGCCTGCGGAAACTCGGTATTCTTGGCTGTCGCGACATCTTTACCCTTCCCGTATACCTCCCCGGCGAGTCGCCCGAGTTCCAGCAAGGCATCGACCGGCCTGCGATCGGCGGCATTCAAGTCCTGATAGCGCCGGTATGTCTCGGCGATCTCGGCGACGATTTCATCGCGGAGTTGATACTGCATGCTCTGCGTGCGCTTGACCAGCGTAAAGTCCGAATCGAACGCCGCAATCGTCCGCGGGTGGACCCCGAAGCGCGTCAGTATCGACAGGTCCACTGTTGGCTCGTATTTACCGGAGGGCTCCGGCAATGCTTCGGTCACGGCTTCCAATGCCGCGTCTTGCTGTTCGGGGCTGAAGAGGATGTCCGGGTTCGTTGGGTCGAACGCACCAGTGTTGCCGGTGGCGGACTTAACCTGGGTATTATTCCGCAAGAGCCACGAATCATGTGTTCTTCCACCGTCTGGCGCTACATCTTCAAACACGATAGCATCGTAACCTTGTTTGAATGCCTCAGATAGGATTCCTTCGTCCTCAAAGAACCTGTAGATCGCTTTGTCCTTGTACTTATCCTCTAACTCGTATTTGGCATCTTCGTCGAGATTGACCCACGCATCTTCGGTGGCTAACATCCCTTTGTCTTTTAATGTTGTCCACAGACCTTCAACATCACCTACGTCGGTACCAAATTCGCGCAGATCAAGAGGATTGTTGGCTACGGCATACAGAGACGAAACATGGCCGTTTGAATCAGGCGATAGATCAATGCCATTTGCGTCGGCGATGTCTCGTAATGCTTTTGGTCCAAGATCGGTAATAGATTCGCCACCTTCTTCCGCCAGGATGTCGCTGACAATTTCACCGAGAGCGTCATTCTTATCAACTTCAATTTGAAGCGCCTTTAGTTCCGCATATGCCGACGCGGCCGATTCATCGTTTGTTACAAAAATGCCGCCGTCAAATATATGTCGTTCGGCATCGCTACCGTGATACACCACAAGCGGCCTCCCGCCCGTCTTGCCATCTGCCGTGACGACACTCTTTCCGAACCACCGCTTGAACTCCGGCGTCTGCGTCTGGTCCTGCTTCGCGTCTTCTGCGGCATTCATTTTTTCTATAAGAGTGTCCTCCGTTTGCGCCTGTATTCTAGCTATACGCTCGCTCAGTGGCATCTCTGCTGCGAGAAGCGGCGCCCCAAGATCAACAAACGCGCTCCGCATCAGAGCGGCCTTTATAGTGAGCGGATTTACCCCTTTGGCGAGCGCAATTGAAACATCAGCGGCCTCTTTTTTTGTTTGACCCGGATAGAACAAAGACTTTCTCAAAGCCGGGTCCTTGCGCGCTGCCGCTTCACGTTCTGCCATCCTGCGTTTGATAGCATCAAGCGATTCCGGCGTCTGGTCCTGGGAGCGGGAGAATGCCGCTTCGCGCATGGCGTCCAGCTTCTCGCCGTTGCGCTCAAGCAGGGCGATGCGGTCCTTGGAAACAAATTTGTCGTTTTCAAGGAAACCGACATTACTCGTGTCTTCGGTCTTCTCGTTGTACACATCCCTGCGCAATCGCTCACGCACGCCGTTGCCCATAACATCGCTCGGCGCACTGAGAATGGCTTCTTCGTGCGTCGCCCCGGTATAGACCTCGCCGGTTTCCGGGTCGCGCACTGCGGCAATACTGCCTTCTGTCGCCCTCTGTTTGGCAAGAATCTGTTCGTATGTATTCTTCTGCCTGCGGCTAAACAGCGTCCCTTGTGTATTAAAGAGGTCGGCCTGATCTGCCGTCACTTTCTTCCCGGCGCGCGCCTTCTCCGCCTTCCTTTCTTCCGCCGCTTTCTCTTTCTCTGCGGCTTTGGCCTGTTCTTCGCGCCGTTGCAATGCCTCCGGTGTCGGCTGGTTGAGCAACGGCTGCTCGTCCTGTTTTGTCGCGTATTCAGCTATCGCTTTCGCAATCGCCTCGCGAGCGAGCTTCATATCCGATACGAACCGCTCTGCGCGAAGGCTGCGCCTGCCCAGCACCGAGTTGACGACGCGCTGGATAAACCGCAGGATTTCCTTCGCCAGTCCCTGAAACTTTGTCGGATCTATCGCCGCCACGCGCGACCAGAACTGCGGGTCGGTGAAATTCGACCCCACGGCGTCGCCGATCATTTCCTCGGTCACCTTATCGACCGGCGCACCAAGCCGTATGCCATAGATGCGACGGAATTCCGCGTGATTGATGAGTACCGGCGCGACAAGGGCGTGCAAATCCTTATAGAGGTCCGGGCGTTCTGATCGCAGGAAGTGCGTCAGTTCATGCCCGACGATCTGGATGTACGGATGCTTGGTATCGACGGAGACGAAGATGAATTTGTCCCAGCCGGGCTCGCGCAGAACAGCGCCATTCAGGCGGTACGCTTCGCCGAACTCGACCCACACGACCTCTTTGTTGTGGTGCCTGGCGATTTCTTCGGCGAGGCTGGCGTCATCCGTTCCGGGCGATGCCACTGCCCTGACTATCGCCTCAGGGTGAGCGATCTTGCGCAACGCCTCTTGAAGTCTGCCGGCCGCGCCATGCCCAGTCAGCGCTCGGCCACCTGGGGCTGTCTCGCTTCCGCGCTGCTCCTTCGAGAACGGAACATCGGGCAGTTCTTCATCCTCTTCCGGCAACGGTCCCTGCAGGTCTCCGGGCTCCTCTTCGACCGCGCGGCGGTTTTCGTCCTCGATCTCGGCCCTGATCCTGGCTTCCTCGGCGAGTTCTTCTTCGTATTTCTTGCTGTGAACAGACCAGTGTTTGCGCAGTCCCATCAATTCGTCGCGGATGCGTTCGCTCAACAGATTGATGGCGCCGTTGTCGCCTGCGCTGTCGATGTCATCCTGCAGGATGTAGCTGAGGTCAGGCGAACTCAAGTCGACGGCCAAGTTGTCCAGCGTGTTGCCGTCCTCGCGAAACAGATTCCCGAGACCTGGAATGAACTGCTGGCCGTTACGTTCTCCCGTCAGGTCGCTGCGCTCGCGGTTCGTGATTCCGCCCATCTTGGCGACCGCCACGAGAATCGAGTCGCGATCAACATCGACAACCTTCCTGCGCTTGGCTGCCGCGACCTGCGCTGGCGAGGGTGGCCGATTGGCAATCTCGTCTCGCCGGTTCAATTCGTCCTGCGCGACACCCGCATTGGGTCCGGGACCGGCCGTCAAGCGCTGGAGGATCTGCTTGTTGATCCTGTTTGCCGGGCGCCTCGTGCCGTCCGGTGCGACGAGATAGCCTATTTTTTCCTTGCGTGGACCCTCAGCAGCGGGTTGCTCTTCTTCTTGCGCGGGGCGCCCTCCGGGTGCGCTGCCGACATCGGCCGGTTCCTGTGGCTCGCGTTGTAGATAGCCGCCGCCTTGGACTGCGCCAGGTTGTAGGCCGGACTGTCCACCGGGGCTCCGTGGGCGAACTTGTCTCGCATCTGGGTATACTGTTTCGGCATAGGTCACCGCCTTTTTGAGTTTGTCGGACTTGGCGAGCGCAATCCACTGCTCGACTGGCATCGCCGTAATCTCTCCGATCCGCGCCACCGCAAGATCGTCGGAGTCGGAAAATGACCCCGTATAGGCTGCAAACGCTTCTGCCTTTGAAGAGAACCCGAGCATCGACTTCGTTTCATCGAACGCGCCGGTCTTCGGATCGATCTGATCGATCACGTAGACTTCCTTGACCAGCGGGTTGTCGCCGATGAACACATCAGCCTTGTCACCATCCGACCCTTCGGCCGCCATCAGATGGCCGTAATGCGCTGGCATATTGGGCACGCTCCAGGAACCATCGGCAGCCGTCCTAGTTGCCCCTTTTGGCGTCTCGATGGCAATCTGACCGATGCCCTCCAGGGGACCATCGGCGAACCGAATCCTCGCCTTTTTGTAGTTGTCAGCCAGCTTCTGGCCCGGGCTCGCGTCGACATCGGTCTGACTGGCAGCAAAATCGGCACCCACGGAGTCGGTCACGATGAACGGGTCCTCCGGCGTTCCCTTGCCTTTGGGCAGCACAACAAGTTGGGTGCCGGTTTCCGCGTCGATTTCCAAGCGCGTACCGTCCTCGGTCAGAAAATCGATCATCGGCCCGTTTTCCCCGGCCCTGACGGCAGTCACCTTCCCCGGTATCCGCTCGCCCGATGGCGTCACGGCTATGGACGGGTAGGGCAGTTTCGCGATGCCTGCCTGCTCTCTGGCCGCCGCGTCTTGCGCCTCTTTGACCTTGGCCGCCGCGGCATCGCGCTCGGCTTGTGACTGGCCTGGCTGCTGCGTTCCGGCAACGATCGCATCGAGTTCGGCACGACTGCCTGGTTCCGGGGTTTTGACTGGTTCCGGTGGCTCCGGTGCAGCCTTGGCCGGCGGCGGCTGGCCCGCCGTCTTGGTCGTCTGCAGGCTGGATACGCCCTCGGAACCGGATAGCGCCGCTACGGCCGCCCGCCTGGCGCCCTCTGGTGAGAAGGCGCGCTCATCGATATCGCCAGCCAGCGCCCTGCCTACGGCCGCTCCCGGCCTGATTCTCTCGTCTACTCGCTGCGCGAGGCGCGTGGCGCCGATAATCCCGCCGCCCAGCCCGCCCATGCCGGCTACCGTCAACAGGGTCGGTCCGGCGACTTCCTCAAACGATTTCCACCAGTCCGCTGCGCTCGTGAACGACCTCGGGGCCTCGCGCGTGATCCCGGCCTGCGATTCGGCGCGTTGCTGGCCCATTTGCGTCGGTACTTCAGTGGCCACCTCGCCTGCCGTACCGCCTGCGATCCCGAGCGCTGGTTTTATGATGCTCTTTTTCAATGCATGTTCAAGGATGTACTTGCCTGCACCCAGCATGATCAGGTTGCCGACGGCCTCCGATCCAGCCTCCCAGAGACCATGCCGCAGTGCAATATCCTGTGCGCTACCACTATCACGAATAGCAATGCCGATTTCCTTGGCTGCCGCCTGCATTTCCGGTGCCTGGGCGATATCGATGAATTCCTTGTCGGTCAGCGCTCTACCCATCTGCTCCTGGGCGGCTTTGTCCATGGCGTCGCGCAGATTTCGCATGAAATCGTTGGTATCCATCCTGTACGAAAGCATGCCGCCGCCAAGCATTCGTCCTCCGGTGAGGCCAGCGCGTCCGCCTACGGGCCCACCAACGAGCGTACCGACGGCGAGCCCGCCGAGCCCCCCCAACAGCGACCCCGCCATCGAGACGACCGAGAACATGAACTGTTGCGGCATCGTGCGCACGACTTGGCGGTTGATCTTGATGCCGAGCATATCGACGTAATTGCCTTGGGCGTTCGGGACCTTGGAGGCTTCCTCGGCATTGCGCCTTGCGTCCATGATGGCCTCCTCCATCCATCCTGGATCGCTGAAGATTGCCTCCGGGTCGCCCCCCTGAATCGCTGCGGCCGGTGTGGCGACGAGGTTCGCCGGAACTGATCTGGCCGCCGCCGCTATGTCCTCGCCCAGTTCGCCGATGGTTGGGGTCTGTGGCGGTGCTGGCGTGGTCAGAGTGTTGAGAACCGCCTCGGCATTGGTCGGCGCGGAAATGTTCTGCCCGGTTCGGACGCGTTCGACATCCTCTATAGCCCCTGGGATGGCGCTGCGCACCGCGGTGCCGGTCACGTCCGGCCTGAATGCTGCTGCCGCGACGTTTTCGACGGGCATGCGTGGAATCGCCCGCTGGATCTGGTCGTAGTAGGACTGGCGCATCGGCGCTACCGGCGATGGCTGGTCCTCTATCGCTATCTGTTCCTGCGGTGGCTGCTCGACTGGTGCCGGCTGAGGGCGCAGTTCGACGACCGTCTGGATCGGTCGAATCGGCCTGTAATTGAGCGCTGGCTTGGCGGCTGCCTCGAGCTCGTCCGGCGTCGGCTCCGGTTCTGCCTGCTCTACGGGTGCCGCAAGTCCGAAACGATTCCTGATGGAGCGGGCGACGATTTCATTCGGCGTGCCGTCGGGAAACTCGAAGACGATCCCGTTGGATTCGACTTCGCGCACATCTACTCCTCGACGACAGAGAATTCGCCGGTTGTCGCGTCAAATCGCTCGCGCGGCTGTTTGACTGCCGCCGGGTTCGCGCCGGCGACTTGCGGTTTCTGAAGGAACGCGTCGGCCACGCGACCAAGTTCATCGAGGCTCTTGCCTTGATTGTTTGGCTGTTGGGCCAATATCCTGATGACATTGACTCTCATCTGGTCGGCCTGCCGCGGATTGGTAGCGGCTGTGCGGATTTGCGTCCATGCGTCCTGCGTATCCTTCGCAACGCCTTCGCTGACTAGGAATCGAATCAGCTTGACTTGGGCCGGGTCAGGACCGGCGCCTCCTCCCATCTGGCCTTTTGTCGGTCGCGCCTTCGGGAAGGGCTTGCCCGGGGCGTTGATGTTCTCGCCTCCTTTGCCAACTAAAACCGGAGCATCCCGTTCGTCGAAGTAAAGCTTGCCGACCTGCGGTGTCGGTTTCACTTGCAGCGCTGCCGCGCGTCCGGCTTCGGTTGCCTTACCGATATCGCCGGATTGGTCGTGCATGAAGGCGCCGACGAACGTCAGGGCCTGATCGCCAGTCAGCTTGGGCATCTTTGAGGCGACATTCGTGGCGATCCTCAATCGCGTCATCACGGCGCGATTCGACCAGACCGCATCCGGAATCGCGATCCCGTACTGTCTGGCGAGTACCTTTGCCATTCCGACATTGCCATCATTGATCGCCTTGAAGACCAGTTCCGTGCCTTTGATGCGGGTGCTCACATCGGCACTCGCTTGGAGACGCGCTGCTTTCCTGTCTTCGCCGTAGAGTGTCGCCATCGTCCGACCTGTACCCGGCGTTTGGGCGAGTTCGCGCATCACCGGCGCCATACCGCTGCTCTGCGGCCGGCTATCTGCCGTCACGGCTGACAATGGATTCGCTGCGGGCGGCGCGGCGGTCGGTGCCGGTGTTGCTGGCGCCGGTGCAGGCATCGGCCCTGCGCTCGGCAGTGCCGGTGCTGGCGCAGCTGCGGGCGGTGCGGCGGGTGCCATGGTGGGCGCAGTCGTCGCCGGTTGCTGGGTCGCGTAGGGCAGCGAAAAGCCCCTGCGCATGGCCGCGTCGGCTTCCTGAGCTTGGCGCCATTCGGTGAACGCCCGGTCGTCGATTTCGCGCTGGCGTCGCTGCTGATCGCCCCTGGCAAGTTCAGAGTTGAACCGCGAGATTCCAGGGCTGTTGCTTGCCATTCGCACGTTCATCGGCACGGCGTCCTCCTATTACCCGAAGGGTTTGTAGCCAGAATACCGGCTGGGCCGGTTTTCGTCTTTGTTCGCGTTGGCTATGACGCTCGCGATCTGGGCGAAGGTATCGACATCGGATTGCGCGTTTGACGTTGCCGCGTTGGCCGCGACGCTCCCGGCGCCGGTGTTTTCCGCGGCGATGTTCGAGGCGTTACCCGTGGCGATATTGGCGAGTGCCGGTGCTGCCGTGCGTTGGGTTGCCAATCCTTGGTTCACGAGCGTGCCTGCCGCCTGATCTGCGCGTGACTGATTCTGCGCGAACATGGCGTTGCGCGCGGTATCGACCCCTTTGTTCGTGATGGCCGTTGCCGTGCGCCCCGATCCGCGCAGCGAAAACGGTACGCTACGCTGGGCGTTCATCGTGATATCGCCCATTGCAGAGCGCTGCTGCTGATTCAGTTGATACGGGTTGCTCGCCGTGACCGTCTTCAGGTATTGAAGCCCCGGCGCCGCGATCGATTTGCCTTGATGGAGAAGCGGCGTGATGTAGCCGGTGGCCTTGTCGCCTGCTTCCCGAAAGAGTTGGGCATTGGTGGATGCGGTGTCGCGCGCGATATTTGCCGCCTGGTCGTTCGCCTTGGAGGCGCGATTGGAGCCGATCAGAGACGATCCGATACTCAGAATCGCATCCCATGCCCACGTCGACGGATCGAGAAAACTGAATGATGCCATGGTCTATCTCCCAGCAAAAACCTGCCCGAGCGGCGGGCGTTTCTGCATCGGTCGCCTTGTCGCCATCGGCATGGCTCCAGGCATACCGGGATTCGCCGCCGGACCGACGGCCGGCCCCGGAGCGAATCCGTGCATGGGCGATGGCATCCCCTGCATGGGTGCTCCTGGGCTGGCGCTCCCCCCGCCGGTCATCATGTTCCCGGGCCCGTGCATCACCGATGCCTGCGTGTCGGTGACGGTGCCGGTGAATTCAGGCGAACTGGCCACGGCTTGCGCGGTCTCGCCGAAACCTTCGATATCGGCGTCGATGCCTTCGCCACCGGGCTCGCCGAGGAATTGAGTCACATAGGCGATCATTTGCGCGTAGGTCTGGAGCGCCCGCTGGTTATCGCCTGCTTTTGCCGCCTCGACGGCCGGGTCGATGAATTCGCCCTTGATCTGCTGGAATATCTGCAATCCGTCCGGGCGCTGCGCTATGGCCTCGACTACCATGGGCGCAATGGCGTAATACTCCTGTACCAGTGCCTGCCCCTGCGGTGTGGCTGACATGACGGTATCGCGGAACTGCCGCAATACCTGAAGTTCTTCAGCGTTGTCGCCGACCCCGGCCGCCGAGGTTACGGCTTCCGTGATGAAACAGTCGTTCGGGTCGTAGCCTGCGGCGCGCACGTAGTCCGATGCCTGTTGATGACTGACGCCCAGAGCGCGCTCTGCGTCGGCTAGGGTCGCGCCGCTCGCAATACCCTGCTCGATCAACTGTTGCGGTGTCCCGCCGGACTGCTGCCATGCGGCTTGGATATCCTGATCCGAGGGGCCGCTCGCCTGTGGCTGTACCGTGCCTTGCGTCGTGCCTTGATCCGTAGCCGACTGCTCTTGCTGCACTGTAATTCTCGGTGCCGATTGCAGCACTGCGTTCACCGTTTCCTGAGGATAACCGAGCGTAGCCACCGCCTCTTCGGCGAGCTTGCCAAGCAAGGCATTCCACGCCTGATCCAGCGTCGTATCCGGGCCGGAAATGACCTCATGCTGCACCTCGCGAAGTGATGCCTTCATGTCTTCGGGCAAGGTGCCCATCCAGGTGTTGATGGCGTTGATTTGCGGCGCCAGAACAGCGGAGTTATCGCCGACGTTCGATGCACCGCCGAAGTTTCTGGCGTCGAAAAACGGCTGATTGGTGTTCGGGTCGGTCAGAATGACCGCCTCGCTCGGCTTTCTGTTGTCCTGGTTGAGAATCGAATTGATTATCGAGTAGGCTGCAATCGCCCAGCCCACGTAGGGCACCATCGCCGCGGCCTGCGCCCCGATGGTTTCGACAAGCGCCGCGTTGATCGCCGCCGATGCGCCGCTCTGCTTCATGATCGTTGCAACCGCTATGTTCTTTGCAGCACCAACCGGATCGTTGTTCACTAGCGCGGCTACGGCGCCAAGAGGGACCGTGAGTCCCAAACTGTCCGCAGTCGCCAGGTCGTCCATGTTGATGTCAGAACCAAAGGCGTCGGCAAGATTGTCGATTGGTGCTGTGCTCGTGGCTGTCGCGTCGCCAAAGGTCAGCCCCCCGGCATTCGTGGTGTCGTTCTTCAGCCCCAGGCCGCCGCCATCGAGTCTCAGGCCGGGACCTGTATCGCCAGCACCCAATCCGGGTGCGGTTTCCGGGCCGGTCGTCGTGATGTCTGCCCCGCTCGCGAAGTCGCTGATATGCTGCGGTCCGGCGGTGAGTCCGCTGCCGAGCGTAGTCGGATCGTCGAAGCCGGGCCTGATGACATTCGTCGGTACCGTGTTGGTGCCGAAATTGCCGGGTGTCGGTATGGCAGCTTCAACTTGTTGTGGCGAGACTTCGAGCCCTCCTCCGATATCGGTTTTGTCGAATCCTGGCGCTATGGTCACTGGCCGCTCGCCGGTACCACCGAAGTTCTTCGACGTCGGGTAGAAACTCTCCGCATCCGTATCGCTCGGGACAAATCCCTGACCGGGATCCGTCACGCCGAATCCGGGTACCAAGCCCTTGGACCAGCCACTGATTTCGTCTCTGGTGATGAACTTGTCTTTGTCGTCCACCACCAACCCGGTGCCAGCATCTTCCCCGGGCGTCCACAAGTCCGCGTCGCCGATGTCTGCACCCGGATCACCGTCATCGGTTGGCGGATTCGTTATGGCATCGCCAAGCGTCAGCCCAGGCGCCAAAATCGTAGAAATGATGGGCAGATCAGGTCCCGGCGGTTTAGGCGCAGGCGGCGTTGTCGTCGTGTCCGGCCCCGGCTCTTTGGGTGCGTCTGGTTTCGGTGGCGGTTCCTGTCCGACGGCGCCCTCGCCTCTGAAACCAATGGCCTTGGAGGTCCCGTAGCGCGTCTCACGGATGGCCGACGGCGATCTGGCGTAGACGCCCGCCAGTGGGTTCGGACCTCTTGAACTGACGCCTGTCACAGCCATGGTTGCCCTCCCTATGGGCGAATGATACCGATTGTGCGCTAAGTCGGCACTGCGTCGGCCGCCTCTTCTTTCTTGCCGACCTTCTGCTTTGCCGCCCCGTCCCCATCGTAAATGTGATTTGTGAAGCGGTCGGCGAGGTTGTTCCAGACGAAGCGGACGTTGGCGGTCATGTCAGGTTGCGGCCATGCTCAGTTGCGCGTCCAGATCGGCGAGCAGTGCCTCACGCGTTTCGATTTGACGATCCTGGACAATCAGCATGTTCTGCGCTGTTTCGGCCGTGCGCTGAAAATCGGCGTCCAACGCCTTGTTGTTCACGCTCGTCGCGGCATCGGTAACCTTGGCCTGCTGCAGGATTCGGTTCGCATGCAAGCTGCGCAGTTCCTGCTTCAGCGCGTCGCACTGTACGGCAATTCGTTCTTGGTCAGTTAGCATTGTTTCCTCGCTAGTGGATGGTGGATAAATGTGCGTCGAATTTGGCGCTTAGCTGCTGAATGGCGTTGACAATAGGTCCAATCAATTGCGGTGCGCCCATACCGCGCGTGCCATCAGCATTCCGGTGATGCAGTCCATCATGTTCAGTCTGCAACAGGTCCCCGAGATCATCAGCGATAAAGCCGTGGTGAAGCAGGGCAGGATCATGTCTCATGCGGAAGATGCGTGGCTTCAACGTGCGGATAAAATCTAGCCCGAGCGCCTCGGGCATGATCGCCAATTTCAAACGGCTGTCCGATATATCCGTTGCCGTTACGGTGTTGCCGGAGCACGCGAACTTGTACCCCCCGCCCAAACTCCCACCCATAGTAAAATAAACGTTAGAGATAATAGGAGTAGCGTAGGTCCCGTCGTAGCTACTGGTTATACGTTTACACCAATTAACCCAACTGGTCCCTCCCAATGCGTTGGAGTTCGATGCAGTTGTCGCAGTCGCCGCATTGCCGGAGCACGCGCCAGAGGTGAGCCCGGAAGCCGTGCCCGTGCAGTTCGTGAGTACACCACTCGACGGCGTGCCGAGTGCGCCACCACTTACTAGATTGCCACTCGCTGTGCCAATGAGCGTACCGGTAAACGTACCGGCAGTCACCGTTCCGGTACTACCGGATGCTGAAACTGTTGGAGTACCTACGCTATTGTAGAGTTGCAGTGCTCCATAAGTTGGATAGTTCGTCAATGTCACGCGAGCTACACCGTTGTTACTCATCGCGAGTTCTGTAACGTTACTTCCGCCACTATCGAACGCGTTCAACCGCGCAAAGGCCAAGCCGCGAGTCGTTGTGAATCGACCCAAAGATGCATCTATAGTAATGGTATTTCCACTTGCTGTTGCAGAAAGAGAATTGGTGGCAATGGTCATGCCGCCAATGGTTCCACTTGTTGAGGTCAGGGCACCCGTACTTCCATTCACGGTGAAGACATTGTTTCCGATACCGATACCGTCACTTCCTATATGCACCCCCGCATTGGTATCGTTCCACGCGGTCTTCGAGCCTGTATAGAGATAGGTTCCGATCGTGAAGCTGCCGATAGTGCCGCTGTTCGCCGTGATCGCACCGCTTACATTCGCGCTTGTTGCTACCAGGGCACCCGCTTCAGAAACTCTAAACGGCGCACTCGCAGGCGTTGCGTGCCCTGCCCAAAACCGAATGTCGTCCCCGCCAGTAACGGCAGAAGACATTCCAACCAGTCCGGCGGCGTCGGTAAAAGAATCTGCCCCTAGCGTCCAGCCGCCGATCGTTCCCGATGTCATCGTGACGACGCCAGAGCGCGTGATCGTCGCCGTCGGCGAACCCGTCGGTCCTGCGATGAAGGAGGTCGCTCCACTCGATAGCGATACCGTGTTGCCGCCGCTCACCGAAGATAGCGAGGTGGAGTCCAGCGTCCAGCCGCCGATCGTTCCCGATGTCATCGTGACGACGCCAGAGCGCGTGATCGTCGCCGTCGGCGAACCCGTCGGTCCTGCGATGAAGGAGGTCGCTCCACTCGATAGCGATACCGTGTTGC